ACTTCCTCCGATACTACATATAATATTATAAACTATTATTATTAGTTTTAACAAATTAATAATAAATATTTTAAAAAAAATATATTTATTTTACAAACTGTTTAAAAAATATTGAATTTAAAAATTTTTTTTGATATAATTTTAATTGTTATGGGTCTATAGCCAAGTGGTAAGGCGTGGGACTGCAACTCCCTGATCGTTGGTTCAAATCCGACTAGGCCCTCCAATATGTTTATAATCCTTATTTTATAAGGATTTTTATTTTTTATTTGATTAATTGGTCTTGTTTTTGGTCTTGTTTTGCATTATATTTGTAGTTATTTATTATATCTAGATTTTCTTTGTAGTCTTTTTTAAATAAGTGAGTGTAAGTTTTCATTGTTTCTTGTATGTTAGCATGCCTTAAAATTTTGGAGATGACGGTAATTGGGACGTTAATCGAATATAACCAAGTTGCACAACTGTGCCTAAAATCATGTAGTCTAAATGTTTCATTTTCTTTAAAGGTTATGTTTGCTAATTTAAAGTACTTATTTTTTGCATTATCAAGACTGTGTGAACTTATTGGGGTTGCACCTCCAAAAATATACCAATTATCATTACAATCGGGGTTTTCTCTTAATTTGTTTATTAAATTTATAATTTTCAAATTTACATTATCATCTAAATCAATAGGTGCTTTAGATGAAGATGTTTTGGGTTCTTTTAGTTCATTATGCTTTGACATTGTATGATTGACCATCAATTGTTTTTTATCTGGATTATAGTCTTTAATTCTAAATGCTCGTATTTCTCCGGGTCTAGGTCCACGAGAAAATGATAAGTCGAAATATGTATTATATTTTAAATTATTTTGACTTACATTTAATAAATCTAAATATTCTTTAAATGTAATTACAGTATAATACCTGTCGCTGATACTCATTTTGACTTCTTTTGGTGTTCCAATTCTTCCTACCTGTTTTGCAAAATTTTTATTGCAAAATCCCTCGGTAATTCCAAAATCTATCATATTGCATATTTCATTATGGATACTGTTTAAATATTTTATTGTAAAATAAAATTCTTTATTGCTGTATTTATTTTTTTTGTATTTTTTATTTTTCATTTCTAGTTGCCATTTGAGGTAAATTTCTTTGTTGAAGAAATTGATTTTTTCTGTAGGATAAGTAGTTACTTGCTTAGTTTGATCTATTTCACAAAAATGATCTAATTTAATTTCTTTTGCTTTTAGTGTGTCTTTATCTACTTTATTTTTTAAATAAAGTAAATATTTTTCTTTCAAATCTTTTAATGAAATATCAATTTGTCTATTTTTAAATTTATGTTCATTTTTTAACTTTGTTTCTTCTTGCAGGGCTGACCAATAACCATCTCTACCAATCCAATTTTTATTATGTCTAGTTATTTGTTTTTTTTGTCCTTTCTCGTTAGTTACATAAGTTCTTATATAATATCTTTTTTGACCGTTAATTTTTTCTTTTTCTTCATATACTGGCATATTCATCGCTCCTTTTAAATTTGAAATTTTAACATAAATTATTTTTTTTGTCAAACTACGAACAAATGTTTGACCTTACTGCAATTTTATTATATAATAATATTGTTGATAAATCAATGAACTTTTTTGTTAAATTTTTCCAATTTTTATTTAAGTATTTGAAAGGGAAGTGGTATAGTGTATAATTTATATGTAGTATGTTGTGTGAAGTATGTTGTATGTTGTAAATCTAGAATAAATAGGAGAACAGCATGACACTAATTGAATTGTACACAGTGCTACAAAATGATTTGCTTGATGTATTCGTTGAATATATTGAAGCAAACAAAAAGGCACTAAATTAATTAGTGTCTTTTTTAGTTTTTTAAAAGAATATCATTAATAATAAAATTATTGGCCAAAACAATGCAATAAATTTTGCAAACGAATCATAATCTTTTTTTCTTAGAGAACCACGTCTAACCATTATTTTTTCTCCTTTAGCATTGCGACAATCTGCATTGCTTTTTCAAAATCTTCTCTAGACATGTCATCTATGTTATAATCCCACATACCAGCTTCTTTAAGAGCTGTTTTTAGTTTTTCCATTTTATCTACATCGTCTTGAGTAAAATTTAATAAATAATCTATTGTAACACCAAAATATTGAGCTAGTTTTTTTACAATTTCGAAACTAGGCTGGTTAGCATTGTTTTCCCAATTTGAAACTGTATTTTTTGCTACACCACATAAATTACCAATATCTTCTTGTGTAAGATTACATTCTTTTCGTAATTCTTTTAATCTATCTCCAAACAGATGAATCACCATCCTTTTTCAGTTTTTTATATATACTTTAGTATATATAAATTATATCATAAATTAACATGAAATGTTGACAAAATAAAATAAAAAATCAATATTTAAGAACAAATTACAGAAAATAACCGAAATATTGAAAAAACTTATTGACAAAGTTCCAAATAATTGATATTATTGTATCGTAAGGTAGCAAGAGAAGATATCTTACAAGTGATAAAGTGGTGCTGATAGCACAAAAAAAGAATAGGTTCAGTCCTGAGAAAATTGAAGCCTATCCTAATAAATAAGTGAGAAACTATTTTTTTACAACATTTATCTTAGCAAGTGATAAATCGCTTATTTTGATATTAATGTCATTTGAAAATAGTAACTCCAAAATTTTGATGAGTATTTTTACTCACCTCACATTCTATTCCCTTCATATAAGAATAGAGTGCTGTTACACCGCTTATCACGAATATATGTATAAGACATACACCTATGACAAGTAGTACTAAAATTGTACTACAAACACCTTGAAAAGTCAATATTTTATTGGTAATAGGTGTTTTTCTTATACCCAAAATTCAAGGGAAAGGAGAAAGTATGGCAAAAGAAAAAATTGATAAATGCTTTTATAGAAAACTTGGTGAAATTTTAAACGCTGAAAGAAGAAAACGCGGATATTCGTTAAGATATGTTGCAAGTCTTACTGGCATATCAAGAACAACGATTGATAAGTTTGAATTAGGTATTTCAAGAATAGACAATGCAAGTTGGAAAAAAGTATGTGAAGCTTTGCAAATTCCAGAACAAATTCATATAAAAATTGCTTTGGGTATGAAGGATTACGAATGATTGATACAGAAGATTTAGATAGTTATTATTCAGGATATGATGAATATTGTGAACCTAAAGAACAATTTGAAAAATATGATTATTCAGATGATTATCATGATGAATTTATGATCAGAAAGGAGATTGAAAAGATGGAAAGAAAAGTTGTTGATTTAAAAACTACAAATATGACTTTTGATGAAATTATGAACTTAAAAGATTATGTTTGGGAAAGTGATAAATTGATACCTGTTGAAGAAGGTGAGTAAATGAAATATACAATAGAAGGATTTAATCAAAGAGAAGTAATAAAATTAGGTAATTTAGATATAGTTGATTTAGTAATACTTAGATGGATAGTTGATTTTGAACCTAAAATGACAAAAAAAGAAATAGATAACGAAATTTATTTTTGGGTTAATTATCATAGTTTATTAGAGGCATTACCAATATTAAATATAAAAAAATTAGCATTATATAGAAGATTAGAAAAAATGTGTGATGCAGATGTTTTGAAACATAAAAATGTAAAAGATAAAGGGAATTATTCTTATTATACGTTTGGTAATAATTATTTAAAACTAATATCTTCAACGATAGAATCTTCTATCTCAAACGATAGAACCCTTATATCTTCAACGATAGAACAAAATAATTCATCTATTAAAGAAATTCATCTATTAAATAATTCTTTAATCCCTATAGTCCCTTTAACAAGTTATCAAACTTGTATTGGAATAACAAACTCAAAATGCGAGTGTTCAAAAAAAGCTAAATTAAAAATTGGAAATTCATATTTTTGTGGACAACATGCAAGAATGTATTTAACTAAAATTGGAAGAAGCGACTTAATTGTTCAAGTAGAGCAGTTAGAAACAAACAAATTTAAAAAACCAACTTTAGAAGAAGTGCAACAGTATTGCATAGATAGAAAAAATAGTATTAATGCTGAAAAATTTATTGATTATTATGAATCTAATGGATGGAAAGTTGGACGTAATTCTATGAAAGATTGGAAAGCAACTGTTAGAAATTGGGAAAAGAATCAACAAGAGAAACAAAATAATGTGAAAACTTATAAATCAAATTATGAAATTAGTCAAGAAGCTCTAAGAAAAGCTAGAGAGGAACTTGAAAATGAGTAGAAAAGAAGTATCTGATCTGCTTGAAAAAATACAAGCATATAGACAATCATTTCTAATAACAAACGTTGTTATTAACGAATGGAATAGAGTTTTAGAACCATATGACTATGATGATGTAAATAAAAAACTAGATGAATATTTTAAAAACGGTGATAATTTTGGAAAATATCCAGATGTGTATTATTTGACAAAATATTTAAAATCACATGATGAAAAAATAAAAGCAGATGGAATTGTAATTAGATGTCAAATATGCGGTCAGGTTGTTAATGTTGATAATTACAATGAACATTATGATCGTTGTAGTTCAACAGAATATTTATGCAATATGTCTGAAAAGTATTTTAATAAAAAATTGAATAAAGAAAAATTGGCAAAGGCAAGTAAATCAGAGTTTGATAAATATTATTGGGATTTTTGTAACAAATTATATGATCATATTGATAAAAATGACATATTAAAACGCAGTTTAAAAAATTCAATATTAACTCATAAAGGCTTGGAACCAGAATATGAGGTTGAAGATTTGTTAAGAAAGAATAGGGTATTAACGTGATAAAACTAATTGATTTAACAGATTGGAAAAAGCAAAAAGATATAATTTTAGAACTTCATCGTGAATGGGGAATTAATATAACATCAAGGGAATGGAGAATTCAAGTTGAAAAATGGAATGAAAAATTTATAAATGATGAAGCCCCTTATTATATAACCCATTCTAATTCTAAAGGATATAAAGCTACAACTGATTATGAGGAAGCACAAGAAGCAATAAGAGATTATAAAAAAAGAGCGTTAAATATGTTAAAAAAAGCGAGAGCATGTAACCTAGCTTTCCAACGAAAACGAAACTATAAAATTGATTTTGAAAAAGGAGAATTAAAATGAAATTATTTGATTGGTTTAATAATAAAAATTCTTTGATAAACGAGAATTCGAAAATAAAAAAAGGCAAAAAAGAAATAGAGCAAAAATATAATAACCTATTAGAATGCCTAGAAGAAGTTAACAAAAAATATGTGAATTTACTAGAACAGAAGTCAGAACAATTTGATTTATATGTTAAGTATCAAAAATTGTGTGAAGAATTTTCGAAAGACAAAAAAGATTTAAAAAAACAGCTTGCTGAAACACAAGAAGAATGTACTTCTTTAAATACAAAAAATGAAGAATTAAATAAAAGAAACATGAGATTTGAGAGAAAAATAAAAAGAATGGAAAAACAAACAAATGAATCAATTAGGAAATAATATTGAATATAGTTATGATTGGTTAATTCGAGAAATAATCAAAACTGATTTTGAACAGAAGAAAACAAATCAAATTCAATATGTAAAAATGACTAAAATAGATCTATTAAGATTAGTACAAAAATTTATAAAACTGAATGAAAAAGGAGAGTGAAATATTGGAAAAGAAAATAAGATGTTTGAAACCAGAAGAAATTGAAATAAGAGTTCAACAAGTTACTGAAAAAGGGGCACAATTATTGCTTTATAAAGACAGTAGATGTGATAAAAGAATACTTGATGAAACATTCGGAATCTTCGGATGGAAAGATAGATATGAAGAAATAAAAGGAAATTTATTTTGTACAATATCAATTTATGATGATGAAAAACAACAATGGATTGATAAATGTGACTGTGGAACAGAGTCTTTTAGTGAAAAAGAAAAAGGTGAAGCAAGTGATGCATTTAAAAGAGCAGGATTTAATGTTGGTATAGGTAGAGAATTATATACAAGAATATTTTATTTTGCTAGTGTTCCTACAAAGAAAAATGATAAAGGTAAATATGATTTAGCTAATAAATATGAAAAATTTACAGTTGCTGAAATATCAACAAATGAAGAAACTGAAAAAATAGAAAAAATTAAAATTGCTGATAGCAAAGGCAATATTGTATTTAGTTATGGCTATTCTAAAACAGCAACAAAGACTGAAACAAAAAAAGTAGACAAGCCAGTTGAAATGATTGATGCAAATCAAATAAAAGTAATTCACACATTATTTACTAAAATTGAGAAATCAGAATCACAAGTATTTAAAAATTTCACAAATGATAAAGCAAAAGAAAATGTTTATAATCAGTATAAAATTAAATCTTCAAAAGAATTAACAAAAGAAAGCGCAAATAAGATGATTGATTTGCTAAAGAAAAAAGTTGGTGAATAATGGCATTAACAAATAAACTTAATTTACCAGAACCAATATACAATGCATTATGTAGTGATTATCAGCCAAAAGAACATCAATATTCAGTAACAACAATACTTAATCCAGTTAGACAAGTTATCTTAAAAAGAAGATACAATGATGAAATAGAACAAGATTGTAGTGAATTGATATGGGCATTATTTGGAACAGCATTTCATTCAATACTAGAAAATTCCAAAGAAAATGATAATCAATTCAAAGAGGAATATTTAAAGCAAGATTTAGAAATAATTTGTGATGAATTAAAAGAATATTTCTTAAGTGGTAAGGCTGATTTGGTCGATATTGCTACTAAAACAATTATTGATTATAAGACGACAAGCACATTCAAAATATTAAAAAAAGATTTTGAAGATTATAGATTACAATTATTAACCTATGCTTGGCTATTTAGAAAATTAGGATTTGAAATTAATAAAGGCCAAATAATTGCATTACTTCGTGATTGGCAAAAATCAAAAGCAAAGTTTGACAGAGAATATCCACAATTTCAAGTTCAAAAATTAAATTTTAAATTTACTGATAAAGATTTTAAAGATATAGAAGAATTTATAAAAAATAGATTCTTAGAATTAAAAAAATACGAAGATGTTCCAGATGAAGAACTTCCAATGTGTAGCATGGAAGAAAGATGGAACGATGGAAATAAATATATAGTTATTAAAAAAGGTAATAAGAGAGCAACTAAAATACATGAAACATTAGAAGAAGCACAAAAACATTTAGATAATTTAGAAAAAGATTATCCAAATGTATATGAAATTCAAGAACGATTAGGAGAAGATAAAAAATGTCTTGAATATTGTTCTTGTTGTAAATTTTGCCCTTATTATCAAGAAAAATATATGAAGGGAGAAGAAAATTAATGGAAACAATTACACACATATGTGATATATGTAAACAAAGTAAAGGCAAAGAAGAATTAGCAAGATTAGAAATTAGAAGTAGTGGATTAGAATTTTTAGACAGGTATGCTACTATAAAAGTTGATATTTGTAAATCTTGTTTAGAAAAGAAAAATTTCATTGTTAACAGTAGAGAAGATAAGACACTTAAAGAAATACAAAATATGAATAATAAAAATTTAGAGGATAAAATAATTGATATTTTAAATGACTTAGGAGTGCAATTTTATGAATAAAAAGTATGAATTAAGTCTTTCAAGAAATTATGTATCTAGTTGGGGAATAGAAGAAGCAATTAGAGAATTATTACAAAATGCTAAAGATAGCAATGGAGAAGATATTATTGATATTGATAAATCTTCTGGAACAATTACAATAACAAATAAAAATACTTCAATACCAAGTTCTACATTGTTGCTTGGAAATACATCTAAAAGAGATGATTTAGATAAGATAGGTCAATTTGGAGAAGGTTATAAATTAGCATTGTTAGTATTACTTCGTGATGATAAAGAAGTGTTTATAAAAAATGGAAATAAAAATTGGATACCAAGTTTTGAATATTCAGATAATTTTGAATGTGAAGTACTATGTATTACTGAAACAGCAGGCAATGGGAATGATTTGACATTTGAAATATCAGGATTTGATAATTCTGAATTAGATGAACTTGAAAATGAATTTTTAGGATTAAATGGACAAGCTTATAATTCAATTCAAACAAGCTATGGAGAAATATTAACGGATTCTGATTACAAAGGGAAAGTATTTGTTGATGGGCTTCCAGTATATGAAGATGATAATTTTGATTATGGTTATAATTTTAAACCTTGCTATGTATCACTTGATAGAGATAGAAAATCAATAAATATTTATGAATTGAAAAGATTAACAGCTTTATCAGTTGCCTGTTGTATAGATAATTTTGCATTTGTTGACGATGTTATTGATGGAACAGGTCGCGATGGAGAATATATCAAAGATGCAAATATTGAACTTGATGATGATTTCAAAGAAAAATATGCAAAACATCTAATGGATAGATTTGACATCAAAGAAGATGATATTGTTATTAATGAAAAAAGTACTGATTTGATTGAATATGTTGGTAGAAAAACTGATAAAGAAATAAAAGAAGTTCCATACAAGATATATGCAGATATATTAAATTCACAATTAACATATTCGTCAAATGTTATTCAAGAGGTAAAAAAAGAAAAAGATAATCGAGATAAAGTTGATGATGCTTGGTATGAATATGAATATAGCGATTATAAAGATTTTAAAGAATGGTTTGATAAATATGGTAATCAACTAAATGATAGTGCAAAAGATGAATTTAAAGAGCTAATAAACCGATTAGAGCCAACAGGATTTAATTTAATATGTAATGAGGTGTGGAAATGAGTAAATTTAAAGTAGGAGATTTAGTAAAAGTTATATCAGCAGATGACAAAGACCGCAAAAAATATGTTGGTGTAATTGGAAAAATAATTAAAGATACAGGTCCTGGTTATAGATGGCAATTGACTACAACAGGAACTTGGCTTTTTAAAGATGATGAACTTAAATTAGTAGAAGAATCAATCAAAACAACTGAAATAAAAATAGATTCAAATGAAATCAAATTAACAGCAAAACCATTTAAAATTACAATGAATGATTTAAAGATTATTAGTAGATATGAAACAGAGTTTAACAATCAATTATATGGACAATCTGTATTAGGAAAATTTAATAAGAAAGAAGGAAATGAAATGATAGAAAGTATGAACTTAATTGATTTATATGCAAATAAGCATAGAAAAAGTATTGAAAAAGAAACAAAAGAAAAAATAGAAAAAATCAAAAATGAAAGTTCAATAAAAAAACAATATGATGAAATAACACAAAAATGTAAAGATGATTTGCAAAAATTATATATTTCACAATTTACAGACGAAGAAATTGAAAAAGTAAAAGAAACTTTAGAAGGTTTAAGTAGTTATCAAAAAGAATTACAACATAAAACATCAATTTGTGAATTTGGTTATTTTATTAATAGTGACTTTAAAAATGATGAAATTAAAAGCCTTGAAAACGAAATGATTAACAAAATAAATGAACTTAATGATTTAGTTAAAACAGTAAAAGCACATGTTGGAATTGCTAAAACAAAAGAAGAAGTTGAGGAAATACTAACTAGATATGGAATTATTGATAAGAAAGGTAAATTGGTGGTTAAATAATGAAATTAAAAGCTGGAGATAAAGTAAAATTAAAAAATAGAAGAGGAAAAAGCTGGAATAGTGACGGTATGATGGATAAATATATTGGTAAGATTGTCACTGTATCTTATATAACTCTTGTAAATGGTTTTACAATTAAAGAAGACGACGGCAGAGGATTTCCTCGATGGGTGTTTCGTCTAGAAGATATTGAATATGTAGTGAAACAAAAACATTTTAAATCATTGCCAAACAATTATACAGGGACAATAGAAGTAGAAAACGGTTTTATTCAAGAAAAAGAAATACTAGATGACACGGAAAAAAGATATTTAAAAGCTGTTATTAGGCCATTTAAAAATAGAGTTATCAATATTGTTAAAGAAAATTGCTGTGACGGAAATTGTTATATTTCTATTAGTTTAAATAATGCCGAAGAAATTTTCTTACCAAATTTTAAAAAAGGAACTATGTATAATGGTATGGAAGAAGATAAAGAATACACATTAAAGGAGTTGAAATTAGATGTTTAATAAAGTAACTTTAGTAGGAAGAATATCTACAGATTTAGAATTAAGATATACTGGTTCAAACAAAGCATATTGCAGATTTAATCTAGCAGTAAACAGAATGAATGAAGGTACAGATTTCATTCCAGTAACAGTTTGGGGAAAACCTGCTGAAAACCTTGTTCAATATCAAAATAAAGGTAGTTTAATACTTGTTGATGGTTCAATTAATATGAGTAATTATACTGATAAAGATGGAAATAATAGAACATCATTTGAAGTAATGACAAGTAATGTGCAATTTTTAGGCAGTAAAAAAATGAGTGATGAATCTTCTGTTGAGCAAGCAGAAACAGATCCATATGAAGATTTCGGAAATAAAGTTGAAATTGATGATAATTTCTTAGATTAAAACGAAAGAAGGGGTATAAATGGATTGTATATCATATATTAATGATTTAATAATTGAAATAGATATATTGAAAAAATTAGATAATAATAATCCAGAAATAATTAATAAGATAAATGAAAAGGAAAAGTTACTTGAAGAATGCAAATTTAACTTATCAAAGTTATCTAAAAATAGTATAGAGTATAGAATATATTTATATTACTTGAATGGAATGTCAATTAATAAAGCTATACAAAAAGTAGCAGATGAAAATTATAGAAATGATATAAAACCATTTACTGAAAGAGCAATTTATAAAAATTATTATAAAAATCTAAAAGAATTTATCAAAGTTCATTAAAAGTTCAGTAAAAACATTGATATAGTATGAGTGTAGTATTTTTACTACAGTATGTAAAGGCATACCTCCTTTTTATGAGAAAAGCAGTTATCTCCTTTCGTGCTTTTCTCTAATATTGCTCTTTGGTGGAATTGGCAACACATTGCACTTTGAATGCGAAGAGTCTAGGTTCGAACCCTAGAAGAGCAACCAATATTAAGTGATAGGAAAACACATAAAATCCTGTGTTTGCAAAGAATCAATGGCTGACATCTCAAAGTTAAGTGTTGAATCTTATTTTAGAGGTGGGGAAACGACTAATACCCTAGACAACGAACGAAGTCGTCTACATGAAACATATAAAATTTAGTCTTTTCGTTGAGATTAAATGGCTATGTGAATTGGTGCTATCTTTATAGGTGGCATATTGAGTAAATAAGCAACAGACAGAAGTTAGCAAGTCGACAGCTTTATAGAAACAACTTTGGAAACTATAAAGTGCAACACTATGTGAGCATATTTACTTGATATGGTGCTTATAAAAAGCATTAGGTAAAACAGCCACACCTTGCTAGACCAAGCACAACGAAGTTAGGCTGAACAAGTTTAGATGATTTGTCAGTTAGGAAACTGTCAGTATTTCATACTAATATGAAAAGGTCACACTATCTCTAGTAGTTAGTGTCTAGTGATATATAGTTGGAGAGCTAACGTTTAAAGCATGCTGTGATAGGTTCGATTCCTATCTATATCATTAGGCAGTATCTATTAAAGATACTAGTAAAACAATATACTTATTGAGAACATAGTAGGCCATCTAGCAACATTGAGCCTAGTTGTTATATTGTTTTATTATTTGCTCGTGTGTTGAAATTGGCAAACAAGACGGACTTAAAATCCGTTGGGAGTTATCCCTTATAGGTTCAAGTCCTATTACGAGCACCAATTATGACTATAACCGCAGGAGTCATGACCTGTTTTGTATATAGAGGACTTATACACCAAAAGTATATGTGGTGAAGCCTACATGATGGCGGAGGTTTATGCAAGTTTAGACTAATTATTGACAATTATGATTTAAGAACTTGTGGTATTTTGATTATTATTATCCTGAAAGAAAATAATTAGTTCGGTATTTACTGAAAATACAAATTGTCGGTTTTGTTTGTTTTTCCTTAATAAACAATCGCCATATAGGCAAATAACTCAATGGTTAGAGTTCTGGTCTTATACACCAGCGGTTCTAGGTTCAAATCCTAGTTTGCCTACCAAATGAATTTTGAAGGGAGAATACAATAATTCTCTCTTTTTTTGTAGGTGAAATATGAAAGAAATTACTAAACAAATAATAAAAGACTTTAAAATCATGAAATTAGGATATGATTTTATGGGATACAAGGTTGATAGAAAAGAAAGTTTATCTTTCCATCACTTGATAATACCATATAGAGATTGTAAATCATTTGGATTGGGAGAAGGTTATCTGTATTGGAACGGTGCTATATTAAGACAAAATACGTCTCATGATTACCTTCATCTTATTGAATCAAAAGATTATGAATTATTTTTAGCAATTACTAGTGAAATGATTGATGAAAATGTCAAGGGTTATTTGGACATGCAAAATATTAGATATATAGATGATTGCTTAACATATTTCGAACGAGAGCATTGTTCTGATAGAGGCAAGAAAGGAAAATTATTAATAAAAGAAGAATATACAAGAAGGATGATAAAATGGAAATAAAAGAATATAAAAAAATAAATGAAATTAACAAGAAATTCTACAAGATTATTGGAATGAAGTGTGATTGTTGCGGAAAAGAGATAAAAGAAGATGAACTATATTTAGAAGTTAATTATCATAAAGAAAGATATCAAGACAGTCTAAAATATAAACAATTCTGTAAAAAATGTATTAAAGACAGTATGTATAAAATGTTTATGAATAATTATTATACGAATTTTAATAAATATATATTTAAAAAGACTGATTGGATTGAAGATGACTAGGATTAATTCGGGAAAAAGATTTGAACAGAACTGGAAGAATAGTATTCCAAAAGATATATTTTATTATAGATTTAGAGACGGTTCTTCAAGTTGGGGTGGAAATGATAAAGTTAGATTCCAGCAAACAAATATATGTGACTGTTTAATGTTTGATGGTGATTATTTGTATTTACTAGAATTAAAATCGACAAAAGGAAAAAGTTTGCCATTTAATAATATTAAAAAGCATCAAATAGAAGATTTACTGTGGGCAAGTGAATATGCAAATACAATATGTGGTTTAGTTGTTGAATTTAGTGATTTAACAGAATGTTATTTTATAGAAATAGGTCGATTTAAAGTGTTTTATGATTCTACTAATAGAAAGTCTATGCCGATAGATTATTTACGAAAAAATGGTATAAAAATAGGTACAGAAAAGAAAAAAATAAATAGTAAATTCGATGTAAGAAAATTTATAAATAATGTTATAGAGAGTGTGATTTAGTGAAAAATGATTTTGATATTATAAAATATAAATTCAAAGACCAAATAAAAATAATTCCAATCGCCGATGTACATTGTGGAAGTATTAATTTTAATTTAAAAAGATGGAAGCAATTTAAAGAATATATATTGAAAGAAGATAATATTTACATTGTGATAGTTGGTGATTTAATAGATAATCAGACAAAAAATAGTCATAGTCCTTTCAATGTATCTGTAATAAATGGAGTAGCAATGACCCCATTTGAACAAAAGAAATGGTTGGTTAGAGAATTGACGGATTTAAAAGAAAAAATATTATGTGGTGTAAGTGGAAATCATGAAGCTAAAAAAGATAATAAAGCAACAGATCAAGATATTATGTATGATGTATTTTGTAAATTAGATATTGAGGATAAATATAGACCTAACATGGCATTTATTAAAGTGCAAATAGGAGATAGAAACGATTGTGATAGACAAACTTATATATTTGGAATAACACATGGTTCTGGTGGTGGGACTTTAACTGGAAGTGCAATTAATAGAAATGAAAAGTTTGGGTATGTGATAGATGGACTTGACTGTTTAATAACAGGGCATACACATAAACCAGCAATAACTAAACCGATGAAATTGGTAATTGATAGTAGAAATAACAAAGTATCTTTTAAACCTTTTTATCAAATAATTGCTACATCATGGCTTGATTATGGTGGTTATGCATTGGCACAGCAATTGAATCCATCAAGCTTTATGAGTCAAGAAATTATATTAAATAAAAATAAAACAAAAGAATTGGAAATAAAGGTGAAGTAATGAGAACAAAGAAAGAAATTAAAAATAAAATTAAAGAATTATATGAATTATCATCAAAAGGAAAATTTAGTATACTATGGATTGTGATTGTAACAGATGCTTTAAGTTGGGTATTAGGTGACGATTATTTGGACACAAATGTATTAATAGGGGATGAAACAAATGAATAATATTATCGGAATTCTTTGTGGTGTTTTTTTACTAACAATTTTTATTGGCTTATGTTGTTATTGTATAAGTCAAGGTATAAATAAAGATTTATTAAAAGAATTAGATAAGCAAAAGCAATTAAATAAACAACTTTTAGGATTATATCAAAATGAGCAAGATAAAACAGATACATTATACAGAATAATATTTCATATTAGGCAACAATTATCTTTATTAAAATTAAAAGAATGCCCAGAAGAAGAATTTAGAAACATTCCTTTTGAAATAATTGAATGGATTGATATGTTGGAAAAAGTTAATAACGGTGATGAAAATGGCAGGTGATGAAAATGGCATACGTGAGTAAATATGATAGAACATTTATTTCTTTTATGAATAAAAAATATAAAAATCATAGTGTTTGTTTTGAATTTATAGATGATTATAGATTATGGCTTTATGAAGATTATTGTGTATATGATAACGTTTTGTATTATAAACAAATGGAAAAAGATTTACAGGAATATAGTGATTTTCAGACTGGAAAAGAGAGAGACAAGAGAGGCAAGATAGATGGCAACTGGGAAAAAGATTAAAACAGAAGAACAAATACAAAAAATAAAAGAATCCAATCGTGAAAATAGAGAGAAAAAGATACAAGATAGAGAACAACTTGTAAATCAAATAAGAGAAGAATCTAAAGAAAAATTGTTACCAACATTGAAGAAAAAAACAACAGAACTTACTAACTACATTATTGAATTATTAAAAAATAAAGGCGAAGAAAAAGTTAATAACATACAAATAATGTCCTTGATAGCACAAAGAAGTATGCTAGAAGTTGCTAATGTAGGAAATATTACATATACACCACAAGAAATAATGTTAGGCTTTAATTTGTATCTTGAAATGATAAATAAAATAAATGAAATAAAGAAATTTCCACCAACAGTAGAAAGTTTTTCAATATTTATGGGAATAAGTAGAAGTACGTATAATAATTGGCTAGTTGATCCAGACAAAAGAGAAGTTATGGACTATATACATTCATATTTATTAGGTGTATTAGCGACTGGGGGTCTTATGGGAGAAGTTAGAGAAATATCAGCTATGTATTTACAAAAAACAATGGGAAAAGTAGAAGCACAACAACCTATTGTTGTTAAACACGAAAAAGCTACTGATGTTGAAGATATAAATAGACAATTAGAGGCATTAAAAAGAGATAATGTTATAGATGCAGATTGGACGGAAAAAGATTAGTATGAATAATAAAATATTAAAACAAAATGCAATAATGATATTGTATATCACAAATGTTATTGATGAATTAGATAAAAATATAAAACATATAGAACGAGAATGCTCATATAGAAGCAAATATATTGATATAAGAATTAATAAAGAATTTAAAAGATATTTTGAAAAGTGTTTGGAAGAAGTTTTAAATGTAGGTATGGAAAAAGATTGACTGGAAAAAGTTTTTTTGACCGTGGAGTTAGAAAAAGTTTTCTGACTTTGTCCGTGGGTAAATAGGTGTATTTTTATACATCTTTTTATTATATTTTATTAATGATATGGCTTTATTTTATAGACTTATTCGCTTAATAAATGCTAAATTAATACAATTATACTATAATTTAAAACGTTGCTTAAAATGGCTAAAAATGAGTAAATATAGAGTGTTAAAGCAATAAAAATATAATGTTATTTATGTATAAATAATCAATAAAAAAATAGCCTTTTTAATTTGGCTATTTTTGTTTTTTTGCAAAGTCACACAAACCACACCAAATAGCTAATACTATTATCAAAATTGTGACCATTCGGTTACGTCCTCCTTAATTTTGTTTAATATTTCTTGATAATCTTTAGTATTATATTTATTATAGCATTTTTTTAAATCGTTTTGAAAACTTTTGGATGGATATCTAGTCCATAAACAAGCCTTTGCTTGACCAATGTTTTCATTAATAATTTTTTCAAGCGTATTTATAAAGTTTTTTTTAGTGTTGTATTGCCCTTTTGGTTTTCCAAGTCTTGTACCTTTTGTTTTAACTGCCTTTAAACCTTCTTTTGTTCTTTCACTTATTAAATCTCTTTCAAATTGCCCAAGAACTGAGAATATCCCCAATAATAAGCTTGTGTTTGCGTCTGGTTTTTCTCCAGCTTGTAGATAAAAATTTTCTTTTAATATAATTACATTTATTTGTTTTTTTTGTATAAATTCGGTTATAAGGTCAAGCGTTTTAATAACACCGCCACGAGATAGACGAGAAAGGCTTTCACAAACTAGAGTGTCGCCTTTTTCCATTTTCTTTATTAGTTTATCAAATTCGGGGCGTTTTGTTTTGGTTCCTGTGAAAGTTTCTTCTATATATTCACAGTTAACACCATTTATATAACCTTTATCTTTAAATATTTGAATTTGCCTGTCATATTCTTGTTTATCCGTTGAAATTCTTATATAACAATATGTTTTATTATTCATAATTTTTTAACACCTCCAATTTTCCTTTTTTTAAATATTCAATAATATCATCTATTATTTTATTGCATTCTTGCGTGTTTTCGTTATCGTTTAGTAATTCTTCATATGCAATACTTTCTAAATAGTCCCATTCTTTATATTTTTTACTATTTCTATGCGGTTTATTTCTACATAGTATATTATAAAAATCTTCTAAAGTATTATTTTCTTTCAATTCTTCCCAGTTAATCATTTTCTTGCACCTCATCAATTATTTTTTTTATTTCTTGAAATGTTAGCTCATCAATAATATTGCTTAAATAATATGCTAGTTGGTCTTTACTATTGTTAAAGTTATCTACTGCATAATCAATCATGTTTATGAATGTATTTCTAGTAAATGAATTACTATAGTCAAAATTAAATTCATTTTTTAAATATTCCATTATTTTATCAGTCATTTATAATACCTCCTTTGATCATTTCATTTAATAATAAATCAATTATTTTGTTTTGTTTTGTTCTTGTTGGCCTTTCGATTTCTCTAATTATTTTCAAATTATTATCGTAATAAGCGATTAAATTTTCACGCCACCATTCAACTTTACAATGTGACAATTTAATGTTATATGTTATTTTTAAATTGTCATGAATATCTTTTGAAATATTTATAATTTTTACTTTTTCAACTTTATCCATTTTACACCTCTTTACTTTCTAAATATGCTTTTAACTTTGGGTCATATTCTTGTAATGCTAGTAAGCATTGTTTATAGTTGTTATAATATATTTTATATTTTTCTTTATAGTAGTTTAATCTATAAAGTAGTAGGGTAGTTGATAGTAATAATATAATTGTTATATATTCCATATTAAGCCTCTTTCCCATAATTTAAAATATAATCTCTATAGCTTTTTTTATTTTTATAAATTTTATTATCCCATCCGTTCATTATTTCAATATTTAAATCTAGCATTTTATCTAATATGTCGCATAATTTTATTTTTAAATCGTCATTGTTTTTGTGGGTATTACTTGCACCAAAAACACAACAATCATTGCTATAAAATTCATCAAATATATTAACGAATTCATCAAATAAAACTTTATTATCTTTTATAAATTCATCGCTGAACCAATAACTTTTTAAAATTCCACTTTTTAATATTATAAAACAATTTTTATATTTTTTCATATTAACACCTTTTAAAACCTTTCTATATATTCAATATTTGTATATTGATTTTTTGATATACTATTGATTAAATTTAATATAGTTTCTTTAGTATATAAATTATCGTTGTTATAGTTTCCTTTGTTTAATTGTTTATCAAGTTCTAGTAAACCCCACTCGCAACCGTCTTTGTCTTTATAATATGTTTGAAACCAACAACCGAAACTGTCAATATATTTATAGCCATTTTTATTATCTAGTTGATATCTTGCACCGTGTCCAATTTCTAAAGTGTCCAATTTTTCGCCACTTTTTAATTCAATATTATGTGTATAATATCTATAATTGTTTAAATCGCTAATCTTTGTTATATCGTCATCAACAAAGAAATTACATCCCATTTTTTCAAGATATAAAGTATTTTTGTTTAATTTTTTCATATAATCACCATAGATAGGGAAGAGGTTGCTATTCCTCTTCGGTTTCCTTTCTACTTGATAAGAATGTAACTCCTTCAGCTACTATTTCTATTATATTTTTGTTTTCTTCTTGTTTCGTTTGTATTCTTCCTTTTACACCGATAACATCGCCTTTTTTACAATATTCTACAGCATTTTCAGCAATGCCTTTATACAATAAACAAGGTATAAAATCGGTTTCATAAATTCCATCACTATTCTTATAACTTCTTGGTACTGCTAAAGTTATATAACTAACTTTGTTTCCATTTTCAGTTTCTTTTATTTCAGGGTCTGAAACTAAGCGACCAACTAATACTATTTGATTTAACATTTTTTCATTCCTCCCATTATGCCACTATTGACATTTTTATCTAACTAATTTATAATGAGAGATGAGGAAAGGGAACAACCTTTTCTTATATACAACTAATCTTTTTAAAAGAAATAGTTATATATTAATTTTTTGATTTGAGTTATCTTGTTAACTTTGTGAGGGTTGAAGATAACTCTTTTTATTTTATTTATTAACTTTCTAAAATCTTTTACAAATATTATGTTAATTATAAATGTTATTGATATAGCAATAGTTATAAATATTACTAAATCGTGAAATGTTTGTAACATATAAACCACTTTTGATCAACTCCTTTTTTATATGTTCCCATCTCTTCATCTCTACATACATTATAGCACTTTTATTGTATGTTGTCAATAATTATACTATAATTTATTTATTATTTTATAATATATTTATTATAGTATTATTATATGTAAATTATATAAAACTATACTATAAATTATACTATAAATTATACTATTATTTATATACTTATTTGGTGTATATTTGATATATTTACATAGTTAGTATTATTGTATTATATATGCATTTCGGCAGTGTGATACTGTATTATTGATATATTATTATATAGATATATTTATATTATTATTTATTGTTTGTTATTGTATTTATTTATATTATTATTAATTGTTATTAATTGTTATTATTATTATTACTATTGTTATAGTTATTATTACTATTATTATTATTTAAATTGTAACAGAAGTTTATCTTTCTCTTTAATTCTAAAAATATATAATTATTTAACACTATATTATTATTTTATAGTGTTTTTTGTTGTGGTTTAATGTATTATTTATTATTGTTTTAACCCTTATAAAACAACGATTTATTGTAGTATTAACGAACGTTAACACCCCAACCCTATTTTTAAAAGGGTACTAGGGGGCTTTTTTACCCCCGTAAATATATAAAAAATAACAAAAGGATTCACATATATAATCATTTTTAAAAATACTTAGCAAAAATATATATTTATTAATTTATATAAGAAATAATCAAGTAAAATTGGTTATTTTTTCATTTTATATTAAAAATTCATTAAAAGTTCAGTAAACAAAGTGATATTTTATGATTGAAGAATAATTACATATTTATAAACGCTACATCTTACAGAATGATAGCTATAAATACTAATCTTAAAGGTGATATTACTGATAGAGAAGCAAAATATATATAAAATATATAGTTTAACCTTTAAATATAACACTAAACTTATAAAATTATATAGTTCATGAATGAACCAGTTACGTTGGAAAAATGGGGGTCATTTATGATACATGAAAGGTGATGCAAAATGAAAAGAATCATTTATACTGATAAAAATAGAAAAATAATAGGTAATATATGTAAAAAAACAGCAGAAAATAGAATTTTATATATATATATAAGACAGGATAATGGAATTATTATTAAGAGACCATATGAAAAATACAAAATTGAAGAAATCAATTAAAACAAACAATAAGTGAGGATCTATTATGGAAATAATTTTAAAAAATGGAGACTGTTTAGAATTAATTAAAGACATACCTGATAAATCAATAGATTGTATTATAACTAGCCCGCCTTATTGGAAAGGTTTTGAATATGAAGCATATTTTAATTCATATAAACAATATTTAGATTGGTGTGAAATATGGTTAAAAGAATGCAAACGTGTTTTAAAAGATGACGGTACATTTTATTTGAACGTGATAAATGATAGTGAAATAACGATCAGAGCATTTGAAATAATGGAATTAGCAACAAGAAAAATAATGTTTAAATTGCACGATACAATTATTTGGTATAGATATAATCAACAACCAGCCAATACTGATAGACAATTAACTAATCAGTGTGAATATATTTTTATGTTAAAACATACTTCTGCAGGCGTAAAGTTGCATAAACAAGAATTATATTCAAAATTTCCAGAATTATTTAAAACGAAAAATGTAGGAAATGTATGGGAAATTCCATTTAATCGTGGAAAGCAATCAAATAAAAGTTTTGGAAGAAAAGAAACAAAGTCTAAATGGGGACATAGTGGGTTTCCTTTAGAATTACCAGAAGCTTGCATATTATTATCTACGAAAGAAAATGATACAATATTGGATTTATTTATGGGGTCAGGCACAACAGGTGTTGCTTGTAAAGAGTTAAATAGAAATTTTATAGGAATAGAACTGAATAAAAACTATTTTGAAATTGCTAAAAGCCGTATAGAAAATATTTCAAATAGTAACTAAAAAGGAGAAATAAGTATGTTGGAAAATAATGATTTATATTTGTTTTTAAAAGGAAGAAAATTAAAATTTTGGAAACATAGAAGTTTAAGAAAATTAAGAAAATATTTAAATGAACTAGAAGAACCGTACAATTATCCGTTTACACAACCATATTGTACTTTACTTGCATTAATAGAACTTCAAAAACAATATTGTTATTTGTGTGGCTACAATGCATATGACATAAGATGTTTAAAAGAACAATTGAAAAAGGAGAAATAAGAATATGGATAATAGAACAATAGAAGAAGTTAGAAGAAATGAAACCAAACTTATAAATGAAATTAAAGTACTAGAACAACAATGTAAAAAGCAAAAAGAAGTGATTGATAAAGCAATAGAAACTTTAGAAAAAGGTATTACATTTTGTGAAAATGATAGTCAAGGAATTTACGATAAATGCAATATAGCAATAAATAGAGAAAAGAAAGTTTTAGATATATTAAAAGAGGTGTCAGAATGAATGAAGAATATAAGCCAATAAATAATTTATGGAAAGACTCTGAAGGTTATAGATATTTTGGGACTTTAAAATTATCATCAAAAATTAAATATGATGGTGATGATTTTATACCATTATGGGAATGGATTAATCAATTACAAAAAGAAAACAAAAGATTAAATGGCACTATACAAACTTATGACATACTTTTAAAATCAAACGTTGAAGAAAATAAACAACTAAAAAAAGAATTAGAATGCACCATTGGAATAGTAGAACATAATGGAATAATTAGTGAAAAAAATAAAGAAATACATCAATTAAAAGGTAATTGGAATAAGTTAAAAGAATTTTTAAAAAATACTAGAAAAGAAAACTTAGAATGGGATAAAAAACATAATTGCGAATGGCAAGGGTATAATGCTTACTACGAATTGTTAATTAAAATGCAAAAATTAGAACAAGGAAGCGATAGTAATGGAAATAATTAAAACTAAAACGATTTGTGATGTTTGCGGTGCAGAAACAGGCAATAAAAAAATTGATATACAAGTAATTTTTACTACTGAACAAAATGAAGGTAGATGTTGTAAACCTCATTTATGCAATGAAAAATTAAATTTATGCAATAAATGTCTTAACAATGTTTTAGATAAGGGGAATTACATATATGCCAATGGTGCTATGGGATACAATACTTATTTTTTTAGAAAAATAGAAGGAAGTGATAGTAATGTTAAAGATTAAAGTATTTGATTGTGATTGTGAAAATCAGTTGACTAAGGATGTTAATAATTTTATAGAAGAAATAAATAATCAAGATAAGGAAGTTATAGATATTAAATTCTCTACAAGTGTAGGAGCTTATGAAGATGAACAAATATATTGCTTTAGTGCATTAGTTATGTATGATAATAAGATTTATAAACAATACAAACCAAAAAGATATGAAATAGTAGAGAAAGTAGAGAGTGAAGAGTAAATGAGCAAAGAATATACTTACGAAATTGATAAATACACGATAGGTGTAGACACAAATGGTGAAGATGGAATTGGTATGACTGTTGCAATAATAAAAAATGGAGAAATTAATTTTTTGGGTAATTGTTACGGTGAAAATGCTAGATGTATTGATTTATTAATAAAAGAAAATCAAGAATTAAAAGAAAGATTAGAAAGGATTAATAATTATCTAGATAAGTATTATTCTATGGAAAATCAATATTGGTTTGACCATATACGAGATATTGTAGAAGATAAGTAGGCGGAATAAATGAAAGATAGAGAAGAATATATAAGTATATTAGAACAAGATAATGCAGAATTAAAGAAACAACTTGAAAATTACAAAAAATTAGGCTTTAAACATTTACAAGACAAGAATAACAATTTAGAAACTCAACAACAAGAGTTTATAAAATGGTTAGAAGATTATCTTAAATTATTTGATTATATGTGTATAGATGAACAAGCAGACTATGATATGATTGAAGAAATTTTACAAAAATACAAAGAAATAATAGGAGTAGAAGATGAATCAAGATAAATTAAAAGAAGTTATAAATAACATTGCAAATTCAATAGATATGAGTGATTTAGAATTATATAGAAGTGAATTAGGTAGCAGAATAAATATTTTTGAACTGTTTTTCGACCATTATTTTAGAAAAATGGAAGGCTTTTCATGTTCACATGATAAATCAATATATGTTAGTAAAAAAATAGAAAAATATCTTAATACTGGTGAAAATGAAAATTTAAAACAAACATATAGAGAATATCAACAAAATGGTGGAAATATTGGCTCTATAACTGAACTTGATGAAATATGTTATTGGTGTCCTAAAACAATAAAAGATTCAGAAGAAGCAACATCAATTATATTTCATTATTTGTGTATAGATACTAATTACTTTAAAGATAAGTATAAAGAAATAATAGGAGAATAGGACTAAATGGCACAAGGATTTTTGGCTGATGAAAATGGTGTTATTCTTCAAAAATTAAAAAATATTGACCGAGTAATATGTCTTGATGATGGCGACCGCATTCTTCGCAAGGGTACATTAGAATATCTAAATGATACTACCGATATAAAATATCATTTTATCAAAATCAATCCTAAAATATTTGATAAATATTGTAAAAAATATTCAATACTGCCGTATCTAACTTGCCATATTGGTTATATGGACAATATATGTTGTTATGACAATGGCAAAATCATTCGATTAAAAGATTTATCAAAAGTATGTGAAGTGAGTGAAACTACAATAAAAAGACAATTAAAAGGTCTAATAGCTGATGATATTATTCATAAAGTGCCATATAAGAAAAATCAAAAATGTTTAATGATAAATCCATATCTTGCTATGAGAGGAAAAAGAATATATTTATCAACTTACAATGAATTTAAACTATCGGCTTTGAGAAGTGAGGTGGAAGAATAATGAAAGAAAATTTAATAGATGTTTTAGATAGTATAGTTATGTATAACGGTATATATAAACCATTACTAGAAATTAAAAAAATAATATTGGAAAATCGAGGGTTTAAATATAATCACATGTTAAGACCAGAGGGACAAGTTTTTAAAGATGAACAGTTTGAAATATTTTGGATGATGTTAGTATTGCAGTTTGGTGATTATGGCACAAGCCCTAGAAGTGGTTGGTTAGAAATGAATAACAAAGATGAAATAATAAGTTTTATAGATAGTATAACAATTTCAAGTTTGTTAGGTGATAATGATGAATAAAGATAGTATAAAAGACAATATGTATGCCTTATATGAAGTATATAATCAATATAAATTATTATATAACTTTTATCAAAAATATAAATCAATCAAAAATGAAGAAGATATTCGAGAGAGAATAGAATATTTAAAGAAAAATCCAAAATGTTCAATGAGAACAGAATTAGAAACATTATTATGGTTATTAAATGAGGTGGAATAGATGATTAAAGATTTGATAGCAAAATTGGTTATTCCTAAAAATACGTCATATTGTTATACTCCTAAGAAACCAATTAAACCTAGTAAAAAATACCCATATGGTGGTTATAGGGTAAAGCATTGCCCATTTCATTGTTATAGATTTAATAAAGAATATAATTGTAGAATGGAATATTGCAAATATTTAAAAGATTTTCTTTCAATACAAGATGATGTGAAAGATTGCTGTATAAATGATGATTGGGGTGATTAAATGAAAGACTTAAAAATATTTACCGATGATATTGAACAAGAAGCAATAAATCAAATAAATGAATTATTAGACCAAGAGGCATTTAAAGATAGTAAAATCCGTATAATGCCAGATGTTCATGCTGGTAAAGGTTGTGTAATTGGTTTTACTGGTAATTTAGGTGATAAAGTAATTCCGAATATTGTTGGTGTTGATATTGGCTGTGGTATGTTATGTGTTGAATTAGGTAATATTGATTTAGATTTAGAAAGATTAGATAAGATTATTAGAGAATATGTTCCTAGTGGGTTTGAAGTTCATGATGAAAGAAAATATAAATTTTTAGAATTACAAGATTTGAAGTGTTATAGAGAATTGAAAGATACAAAACGATTGGAAAGAAGTATCGGAACACTTGGTGGTGGCAATCATTTTATTGAAATTGATATTGATGAAGACAATAATAAATATTTAGTAATTCATACAGGTTCAAGAAATTTAGGAAAACAAGTAGCAGAATATTATCAAGAATTAGCTAATCAATTATGTAACTATAATATTGGTGAATATAAAGAAAAACAACAAGAATTAATCAAAACATATAAAGAACAAGATAGAAAACAAGAAATACAATCTGCTTTAATGAAATTAAAAGAAGAATATAAAATAGATCATAAGAAAATACCAAAGGATCTAGCATATTTGGAAGGGCAATATAGAGAAGATTATTTACACGATATGAAAATATGTCAAGAATTTGCTAAAGATAATCGTTTATGTATAGCAAAGCAAATACTATGTAATTATTTTCAATTACCATATTATGGAGGATATAAAAGTGTAAGATTAAGAGAAAAAGCAATGTCCACTTGTGATTGGTATACTCAAGATATGATTGAGAGGGATTTTTGGTATTTTGAAACAATACATAATTATATATCATTTGAAGATAACATAGTTCGTAAAGGTGCAATATCTGCTAAAAAAGATGAAATGGTATTAATACCAATGAATATGAGGGACGGTTGTATTATCGGTGTAGGAAAAGGTAATGATGATTGGAATCAGTCAGCACCACACGGAGCAGGTAGAATAATGTCTAGAATGAAAGCAAAAGAAACATTTAATTTAGATGAATATAAAGAAAGTATGAAAGATATTTATACGACATCAGTAAATGAAGATACCATTGATGAAGCACCATTTGTATATAAACCAATGCAAGAAATAATTGATAATATAAGCGATACAGTAGATATTATTAAAATAATTAAACCAATATATAACTTTAAGGCTAGTGATTAGATGTTAACAATTAAACAAAAAATGTTATTGGAAGCAATTGAATGGTTTATTAATGAATATGGCTATAGTCCTACAAATCGTGAGCTAGCCAATATATTAAAGTGTGATGTTAACACGGTATTTAAGAAATTGCTTATTTTAGAAGATAAAGGATATATAAAAACTCAAAATGGACGAGCCAGAACGATTCAAATAATAAAAGAGGTGGAAGAATGAATGCAAATTTAAGACAATTAGATACAAAAGGTAAATGTATTTGTTGTGGTGATGAAATAAAAAGAAAAGATAAGAAAGTATTTGTAATCAAAGCACATAAATCTCAAGTATATCAAATAACAATATGTCAAGATTGTGTTAGTAGATTGGATTCAATGGCAAAATATGGTGATTAATAATGACTAATGAATATATACCACCAACAAATGCTGGAATATTAGAAAATTATTATTATGGGCAATTATATATAAGTAAAAAATGGTATGTAAGACCGATTGATTGGGCAGGTTGTTGGAGACGTGATAATGATAATGAATATTTAATGGCAGGTAATATTGAAAAACAATTTGATTCTGAACAAGAGTGTATTGATTATATAAATGAGGTGTCAAATGAAAATAATAACTAACAAAATAAAATGCAATTATTGTGGTGACATTATAGAAAGCAAGACAGTACATGATTACAAAGAATGTAAATGTGGAAAGGTATCAGTAGATGGTGGACATTACTATTTAAGCAGAAACTTTCCAGGTGAAGTACCATTTAATCCAGATAAACACTTTACTGATTTGAGTCATTATATTACAGATGAAGGTGAAGAAATAAATAATGATAAATGTATCTGATTATATACAAATGATTCTTCATAAGAAAAAATGGACTAATGCTAAACTATGCCAAGAATTAAACAAAATAGAAGAACAACTAGGCGAAAGTAGGACAACCCCTCAAAATATATCAAATTATCTTCATGGCCAGTGGCCGTTTAGAAGTAAAATTCTTGTTAAATATGAAAAAGCATTAGGTTTACAACAGGGTGTATTAGTAAACATGGTATCTCAACCGTCCTCAAAAGAGGGACAAAAAGAATTAAAAGAAATAATAAAAAAAGTAGGTGAAATTAAATGAGTTTTAAAAAATATCAGCATATAGAAAGATATGGAACTGATGAGGTCGAAGGTATTGATGCAGGTTTGTGTTATGTATTTTATAAAATAGATGGCACTAACTCATCGATTTAGAAAGATGAAAACAGATTACATTTTGGTAGTAGAAACAGAGAATTAACTCTTGATAAAGACAATGCAGGGTTTATGAATGCTATGATTAATGATGAAAGAATCATAAAATATTTTGAAAAACATCCAAATCATAGATTATATGGTGAATGGCTTGTTCCTCATGCACTAAAAACCTATAGAGATGACGCATGGAGGAAATTTTATGTATTTGATGTAACAATAGATATTGATGAGGAAAATGTTGAATATTTAACTTATGAAACATACAAATCTATGTTAGAAGAATTTAATATTGATTATATTCCACCAATTTGTATTGTTAAAAATGGTAATTATGATACATTTATTAAATGTCTTGATAAAACAGGAGAATTTTTAGTTAAAGATGGCATGGGCAATGGTGAAGGAATAGTTATAAAGAATTATGATTATTGTAATAAATATGGTAGAAAAACTTGGGCAAAAATAGTTGGGAATGACTTCAAAGAAAAACATCATAAAGTATGGGCTCCAAATATCATTAGCAATGGTAAATGTGTTGAAGAAGAAATAGTAGATAAATATATTACAGACACTTTAATTGAAAAAGAATATTCTAAAATTGCATTAGATGGTTGGACAAGCAGGAAAATACCACAATTATTAAGTACAGTATTCCATTGCTTAATTACAGAAGAAATGTGGAGTATTTTAAAAGAATTTAAGAATCCAAAAATAGATTTTAAAATATTGCAAAATATGGCAACAAGAAAGATAAAAGAAGTAAAAAAAGATTTGTTTTAAGGTGGTGAATAGATGAAATATTTATTAATTGGATTAGGAACGATATTAATGATTGCCTTTGTATTAAGTTTATCAGCCCTTATATTTTGGGGACTAGGTAATCTAATAATATGGGCATTTGGTATTAAATTTGTATGGACATTTTGGCATGGATTAGTATGTGCATTAGTGTTCGGTTTATTGAAAGAAATATTTGGAAAGTAGGAATTAAAATGAAAGAATTAAAAGATACAATAGAATTAATGAATAGCGAAGATTATAAAGAAAGATTTAGAGCTGAGTATTATCAAACAAAAATTAGATATGAAAAGTTGCATAAATTAATAATCAAAATGGAAGCAGGAACTTGTGATTTTACACCAAGTTGTGCTTTAGAAGTACACAAAGAACAAGCAAAATATATGGGTATGTATTTACATATGCTCGAAGTAAGAGCGGAAATAGAAAAAATAGAATTATAAGAAAGAAGGAATAGAAAATGAATAATATGTTAATTATAAGTCAAGATGAAAAATTTACAGGAATGGTGAAATTTTTAGGAATTGGTCAAAGAAATCCTAAAACAGTTATAGGTGATGAATTAAAATCACTATTAGAAGAAAAGGAAATGACAAGTGATGAACTTATCACTTTAGTAGGTAACAGTTATAGAGATAATATTAAAAGAGTATTAGAAAATCAAGAACAACCTAAACCAAAATTAGTAGAATTAATTACAACTAAATTAGGCGTTGATAAGGATTATTTTGAAGATAAAGAACTAGAAAATGTAATTGTTACTGATAACAATATTGTAGTAGCTAAATATCCTACAAACAAAAGAACATTAGAAGTTAAAAAGCAATTAGATAAGCACATTTTTGAATGTTTAGAAAATGGTGCTAATGTATTTATAGAAATGCCAAAGGAATAGAGGTGTAAAAGATGTTTTTAATAATATTAAGTATAATTTTAGTCGTTGTTACGGCAGGATTATTAGGAATAAATACAGAAGAAGAAAAATGGGAATTTAAACCTAGAATGATTATCAGTTTATTATGGTTGATTATAATTTTGTTTGGTTGTTTTTCAGCAATAAAAACAGGAGAGATTGGAATAAAAACAAGATTTGGCAAAATTGTTGGTAGTACAACTAACGAAGGTATAATTTTTAAATCTCCAATAGAAAAAATAGAAAAAATAAATATTAAAGTACAAAAATACGAAAATAAAGACGCATTAAGTACTTCAACTAAAGATATGCAAATAGTTAACAATATTAAGGTTTCTATAAATTATCAAATTGATGGAACTAATGTTGTAGAGTTGTATAAAAAAGTTGGAATAAATTATAGTGACACTATATTAGAACCTGCAATTCAGGAAACAATCAAAGGTGTTATTTCAAAATATACATCAGAAGAATTAGTGACAAAGAGAAGTGAAATATCACTTGATATTAATAATACATTAAATGAGAGAATCAAAAATTATGGAATAAATAGCGTATCGGTTGCAATAAATAATTTTGATTTTAGTGAAGCTTATAATCAAGCAATAGAACAAAAAGCAGTTGCAGAACAGAATGTATTAAAGGCACAACAAGAACTTGAGCAAACAAAAGTCGAAGCTGAAAAGAAAATTGTAGAAGCAGAGGCAACAAATAAAGCAAATGAATTATTAAAACAAAATGTAACTGATGAAGTTTTGATGAAACAGTTTATTGAAAAATGGGATGGCAAATTGCCAACTACATATGCTGGGAACGACATTTTAAAAATGTTTAATTTAAAATAATATAAAATAGTGTAGCACTCTCTAAGGGAAAATATAAAGAGAGAGTGATTAGATGATAAAAGTTGGAGATAAAATCCAAATAAAAAAGCAAGAAACAACACTTGAAAGCACTTTTACAGATATATTAAATGTTCTTAAATCATCAAAAATGAAAGAACACGATAAATTAGATTGGTGTAATAGTGCTTTGAGTATTCTTGAAGAAATGTATAAACAAGATGAATTAGGTAGTGTTAAAGTAGCGAAGACTAAACTAATTCCAATATTACATAAATTAATTGAAGGGAGCAAAATTGAAAATATGGCTCTCTTTTTTGATTATTATAAAAGAGCCTATTGTTTTTGTGCAAGAAGAGATTTTGAATGCTTTGTTGATTATATTGAATGGAATATGCCACGAAAGGTATTAGCAAATCGTAGAAGTGTATTAAAGCCATATGTAGATGCCTTAAATAGAATAGCATTTGATGAAAGATTACAATATCTGGTAGTATCTTATCCACCATCAATGGGTAAATCTTATTTAGCAACATTATTTACTGCTTGGGGTTATGGTATAAGTATTAATAATTCTGTAATAAGAATGTCTTATTCTGATGAATTAGTTTTAGGTTTTAGTAGAACTGTTAAGGGAATAATATCTAGCCCTGAATTTGCTGAAATATTTCCTTTGTTCAAATTATATAATGGAAAACCATTTGAGGTAGAAAGAGAATCAGACTGGAAGATAAAAAATGCTAATGTTCCTAAATCAAATCATATAGCAAGAACTCGTAATGGTTCAACTACTGGAGAAAGAGCTTCATTTGCAATTATATTTGATGATATGACAAAGGGAGCAGAAGAAGCAAACAGCGAAAAGGTGCATAGAGATATATATGATAAGTGGAATACTGAATGGTGGAATAGACGAGATGGTGTAAGATGTAAATTTATATTTGTTGGTACTCAGTGGACACCGGAAGACATTTTAAATAAAATCATTGAAGACAGAAATAAAATATCGGCATTACAATCAACTGACAATCCTTATGTTATGGAAAGTGAAGATAAATCAACGATAGTTATTCGTGTACCAATGCTTGATGAAAATCATAAAACAACTTGTAGCGAAGTGTATCCACAACAAATAGCAGAACAAATTGAACAAAATACAGATCCATTTTTATTTAGTTGTGTATATCAACAAAATCCTATTGCACCTACAGGAAGAGAATTTGCATGGGAATGTATTAGAACATATACAAATGAAGAATTATTAAATGTTCATTTAACACCAAATTCAATGGCAACATTAGATACAGCTCGTAAAGGAAAAGACAATGTATCTATGCCAATATTTAAGAATGACAATAATGGTAATCATTATTTAATTGATGCCATTTATAAACAAAAACCAATGGATGATTTATATGATGAAATAATTGAAAAAATAATTGATCATAGAATTACAACATTAGTAATTGAAAATAACATTGATACTTCATTAAAAAGACTATTAGAAGATAGATTACATGCTAGAGGTATATATTGGTGTATTATTATTGAAAAATATAATACTGTTAAAAAAGAAGAAAGAATAAAGAATAATCGTGGTATTGTTCAAAAACAAATTGTATTTCCTGATAAATCAATCGTTAGACCAAATACCGATATTGGTAGAATGATGGATAATATAACTAAATATTCTTTTGATAAACCAAATGTGCATGATGATGGTATTGATTCAGTATGTATGTATGCAAGTGAAATTATTTTTGGCAAAGGAACTTTATCTAAACCTGTTGCTATAAGACGACCTTTTTGACAAATAAGTCCAATTTATGTTGGACTTTTATACTTCATAACTAACAATTTTTTTATTAATAATGTATAAATGTAGCGAACGGTCTAGTTTTTCCCTTCATTGACCGTTTAGTGCTACACGGGAGCATAACCGTAAGAATCTAATTTTTATTGTTGTGTTCCCTTATTTTATATTTTGGGAATACCAAAGTATGAAAGATGGTGAATTAATGGAAAATGAAGAAGTAAAAACAACTGAAACACCAGTTGATAATAATACAAATGCACAAATACCTACTGATAAACCAGTAATGCCAGTTCAAGATGAGGTTAGGTTATTTGGTAGACATATAATTTATGCAGATTATGAACCAGAAGAAATGAATGAACAAACAATATCTCAGATATTAAATGATGTATTTAGTGTTCATTTACAAAATTCAAGGGAAATTAACTATTTAGAAAATTATTACAAAGGATTTCAACCAATTTTAGATAAAGTTAAAGAAGTAAGACCAACTATAAATAACAAAGTTGTAGAAAATAACGCTTATTTTATGGTTGAATTTAAAAAATCATTTGTTTTTGGTAAACCAATACAGTATGTACAACGTGGTGATATTGCTAATGAAGAAGTAGGAGCTTTAAATAGTTACATGTTGGCTGAGGATAAATATCCAAAAGATACCGAATTAGCAGAAGACCTATATATATCAGGAATAGGGCATAGATTAGTTCTTCCAGATATAAATGAAGATAGTCCTTTTATGATAGAAAATCTTGACAGCAAAACAACATTTTGTGTTTATTCTAGTAGATTACCTCATAAGAAACTATTTGGTTGTACTTATACGAGAGGCGTTAAGGATTACACGATAAAAGGTAGTGTATATACAAAGGATGCTTATTATGAAATGACTAGTCCAAGTGTTGCATCAGCATTTAAGGTTAAACTTATAAAACCTACTATATTAAATGAAATTCCTATATTTGAATATTACTTAAATAAATCAAGAATAGGAATTATCGAAATAGTTATGGATATATTAAATAATTTAAATAGAATTACATCTGATGAAATGGACGGATTAGAACAATTTATACAAAGCTTACTTGTATTTGTTAATCAAGATATTGATAGAGAAGATTATGAAGGATTACTTGATTTAGGAGCGATTAAAATCGCAACATCAGATCCAAGTAGACCAGCAGATTTAAAATTAATATCAAATGAAATAAAACATGACAATACAAAAGTATTACATGATAGATTATTTAATACTGCTTTAAATATTGTAGGTATTCCTAAAAATAGTGATAAAGCAAGTGGTGGAGATACTGGACAAGCTAGATATTTAGGTGAAGGCTGGACAATGGCTGACGCAAGAGCAGATGGCGATGAAATGGAATTTAAAAGATGTTCTAAACCAGAACTTAAATTAATTTTAAGAATATGCAGACTTGCTCCAAATAGTCAAATCAAAACATTAACATTAAAAGATATAGACCAAAAATTTACAAGAAATAAATCAGATAATTTCTTGGTTAAATCACAAGGTATGATGAATCAAATTCAAAGTGGTATATCACCGGATGTTGCTATGACAACAAGTGGATTATATAGTGATCCAAATGAAACATTTAATAAATCAATGGAATTCTATGGTGGTATAGAAAATTGGATTAAATTATTTGTTGGACAAGCAAACAAACAAATAAAACAAAATAATGAGAATAGCGATGGAAGTCTTAATAAGACGACATCTGCCTCAAAGGATGAGTCTGGAGAGGTTAATAAATAGGCATTATAAGAAACTTTGAAGGAAGTACAACTTCTATAAAGCCTTATAAGTAAGCCCAAGCCAAAGAAACTTTAGAAGCCTTTGGAATTTTGCCGAAATAGCTCAATTGGTAGAGCAATTGTTTTGTAAGCAGTAGGTTGTGAGTTCAATTCTTACTTTCGGCACCATATTTCGATGATGTAACGGTAGCATAACAGTCTCCAAAACTGTTTGTCTAGGTTCGAATCCTAGTCGATTTGCCAATGGGGTATTAATTTAAAGGTAGAATATCTGTCTTCCAAACAGAATGTGCCAGTTCAATTCTGACATACCCCTCCATATTGGGAAGTAATTCAACTTGGTAGAAGCCTTGATTTGGATTCAAGAGGTTGCAGGTTCGAATCCTGTCTTCCCAACCATTTAGTATACGAACTGATTTATCAGTTTATATAAATTTGCTTATTGTAGAGAGCACAAATCTACAACACTCCATTGATGAGACGAGACATCCATAAAAACGTAAGAGTGGGAAAGGTATAGAAATGAAAGAAGAAATCGAAAAAGTATTAAGTGATGAAACACTTACAACTAATGAAGAAAGAGTTGATGCTATTGCGAAAAGTTTAGCAACATTAATGATTCCAAAAGATAAATATAATGATTTAAATGCTAAATATAAAACAGTAGAAAGCAACTATTCTACATTATCAAATGAATATGATGATTTCAAAAAATCAAAAATGACTGACGATGAAAAAAGAGAAGCAGAGTTAAAACAATTGGAAGTAGATAAGAAAGCAAATGCACTTAAAACAAGTGAATTAGCAGTAAAAGGTTTATTCTTAGATAATGGAATTAAAATTACTGATGAAGATACTGAATTAAAAGAAACTTTACAAAATATCATAAGTGAAGATTGCGATAAATCAGTAAAATTAGCAAATAATTTTATTACATTATTAAATAAAACAAAAGAGCAAACTAAAAATGAAACTACTACAGAATTGTTAAATGGTACACCAAAACCAGTAGGAGGTACTCAAAGTGCTAATCCTGTAGATAAAGTGGCAGAGTTACAAAAAGAACTTGAACAAGCAATTAAAGACAAGGACTTTTTGAAACAAACTGAATTAACTACTCAAATTTTCAAAGCAGAACAAGAAAAAAAGTTAAATAAGTAATGTGTAGTACTCGTTTAGAAAAAGGGATAGAAAATTTAAACGAGGTGAAGAAAAATGACAGGTGCTGAAACAGTACAAAGCTTTAGTTGTCCTAACTATTCAGGATTATTATACAATAAAGCAAATACAAAAACTCCATTTTTAAATATGATAAGTGGAAGAGTTAAATATACAAATTCAGTAGAATTCGTATGTGGACAATATTATACAAGTGAAGAAGGAGCAATACCAGAAATAAGTGAAACAGCTTCATTAACAGCTCCAACTGCAACATTTGTAACAAGAAGCCCAATGAGTAATGTTACTCAAATATTTATGGAATCAGTTGCTATTTCATACGCTAAACAATCAAATATGGCAACATTAAGTGGTGTTAACTTAGCAGGTCAACAAGCTAATCCACAAGATGAATTATCTTTCCAAGTTGCAAGAAAGATGGAAAAAATCAAGAGAAGTATTGAAAAAACATTTATTCAAGGAACTTATAATAAAGCAACAACTGACGCAACAATTAATAAAACAAGAGGTATAGTAGCTGCAATTACTACTAACGTAATTAGTGCTGAAAGTGGTCAAGGTTCTAGTAAAGTTAATGCTCCATTAGATATGTGGTTAGTTAATGATTTAGTTCAAAAAATCAATGACAATGGCGGAGATATTTCTAATATTGTATTATTAATGAATTCAGTTAACTTATTACAATTACATGGTGATGCTATTGAAATGAAAATGCCAATTGGAGAAGCTTATATGAGTGCTTATGGAATTCAAATAAGAGATTTAATATTACCAGTTGGTACAACAGTTCATTTAGCAATTGGTGAATTTATCCCAGCAGGAACAGTATTAGCAATTAATCCTTCAGTAATTGGACCAGTAGAACAACCAGTTCCAGGTAAAGGTAACTTCTTCTTAGAAGAATTAGCAAAAACAGGAGCAGGTACTAAATATCAAATCTTTGGTCAAATTGGATTAGATCACGGCCCAGAATGGTTCCACGGAAAAATTACTGGATTAAATACAGCATTTACTAAACCATCTAAGGAAGTAAAAGTTAATGTAACTAATACTACAACAAATCCAGTTAATACAAAAGCAGTTACTGCTTAATATAGCTTTTTAAGTAAGGAAGTGTATTTATGAGTCAAGAAGAACAATTAAAGAAAATGCGACTAGAAGTCTTAGGCGATGTAGCTGATGACACAAAAGATGAAGTGTTTAAATTAAAACTAGATGACGCAGAAATTGTGGCTCTAAATACACTTTATCCTTATGATTTAACAAAAACAACAATAGATACTGAAAACAACAAACGATTAGCAAATTGGCAAACAAGATGTGCTATTGAATTATACAAAGCTATGGAAAGAGTTGGATATCAATCTTACAGTGAAAATGGATTGTCAGTTCAATTTTTAACATCTCTATTATCAAACGATTTATTAGGGGAATTAGTTCCAAAGGCAGGTATCCCTAAATGATAAGTGTGAAAGCTAATCCTAAAGATTGGGTTAAAGATGTTTATATAGCAAGTAAAGTTGGTACACAACTAGACATTGAAGGTAATGAAATTAATGTGTATGAAAACCCAAATAGTGAACCATATAAATTTAATTATCAACCAGTTAATACCGATGCCGATATTGCAGAGTTTGGAGAAAAAGCAAGCATTATGAAAAAAGCAGTTATCCCTATATCATATCAAGGCCATTTTAAAGAATTTGATGTAGCTTATCTTGATGGTGTTACACCAGAAGGAGAAGAAGAACATGGAGATAATGCTAACTATAGATTATTACCACCAAGAGATGGTAATTCAGTTATAATTATATATTTTGAAAAACTTACAGGAAAGTAGGGATTATATGGAAACAATCAGTTTTACAAATCCTAAATGTATGAAATGTCCTAAAAATGAAACTTGTAAAAATAAAACAATGGTATGTGCATATATAGATGAAGATAAAATAAACAAAAAATCTAGTATTGATGCGATGCAATCAATTTTAGAACCATTGATAATAACACCGGAAATGTTACAAAAAGAAATAACAAAGAAAATGTGCGAGATTAGTATTGGTGTTGATAATGCAAGTTTAATGGGGTTAAGAAAGTAGGTGCAATATGTACAAATTTACAAATGGAATAGTAGTTTTTGACGAAAAAACAAGAGATGACTTTATCAAAGCAGGTTATAAACTTGTCGAAGAAGAAAAAATAGAAGAGGATAAATCAAAAGATGAAAACACTTCTAACGATGGAACTATCGAAGAAAAGTCTAGAGGAAGCAAAAAAGTTTCTAAATAAATATCAAGAAGCCTATTCAAAAGGCATTGATAATGCTGTTAAATATGCCACAGAAATGATGTATAACAAAGTATTAGAGTATTGCTATGCGAATGGTATTTCTAATCATACAAGCCAAATACAGTGGCAATATGACGATAATGCAAAGAGTGGTAGAGTATGGACTAATGATATGGTAATTATCTTTAATGAAATGGGTACAGGAATTGTAGGCTCTAATAACCCACATCCTAATCCAGATGGACCTTTTAAGTCGTGGAAATATGATGTTAATGAACATGGCGAAGAAGGTTGGCTATATCCTAAAGAAGATGGAACTTATGGTTGGACTAAAGGCTTGCCAAGTAGACATATGTTCTACAGTGCATTTCAAGATATTAAAAACGAAATAGGAAACATAGTTGACGTTGAAATAAGAAAGACAGTAGGTGATTTATATTGATAGTTGAAAATATATTTGAAAATAAAATCTTTCCAGAATTAAAACAATATGTTGAAGAAAAATCAATATATAAACCAACAGTTACAAAAGCAATGCCACAACAAAGCAAAGTATTTCCTATAGTGCCAGTTAAATTACTTCCAGTAACTAATAAATATAATAATTTAAGTTACGGAGAAGAAACTTATACATTTGGTATTGAAATAAATGTTTATTCAATGGCAAGTGGAAAAACATCAAAAAGAACTATTTGTAATGAAGTTACCGAACAAGTAGTTGATTATTTTAAAAACAATTATCATGTAACCATTAAAACAGAATTAGATGCATTAAATACTGATTCTAATGTACATAGAAATATAGTTAAAATAACTGGAAAATTAGATACAAAATATGGATTAGATAATTTAGTTATTTATCCAAATTAAACGAATGTAGCACTTCAAATTGTAAGGGAAATTACAATGAGAGGTGAATAAATAATGTTAGATTTAGGTATTGAAATCAGAATAAAAGAAACAGCTGAAACAAAATTCCCAAAAGAAAAATTAGTAGCAGTTAAAGGTGCTCCAGCAACTGGACAAGCAGGTGGAACAGTTGAAATAACAACTTCAAGTGATCCATCAAAAGTATATATTCCAGATAGACCTGATACTGGAGATATGGACTTTACTTATAACTATAGTGAAGCAAATTTAACAGCTGTAAAAACAGTATGTGATAATACAGCAAAAGATATTTTAATTAAATATCCAGATGGAACAGGTGCTTTATATACAGGTATTTGTCAAACTTGGAAGAATGAGGTATCAGTTGGTGGTGTAATTGAATGTACATTACATACAGTTCCAAGTACACAAATTGCTGATAAAACATCAACAGAAGTTACTGCATTAATAGCAACTGAATAATTAAAGGAAGTGGGGAAAAACAATGAGAAAATTAAAATTAAAAATAAATGATAAAGATTATACTTTAGAAATGACTAGAGATAGTATTAAATGGCTTGAAGCTATGGGATTTAGTATTGAAGAGTTTGATAGAAAACCAATTACATTTTATGATTTAATATGGACAAGTTTGTTTATTGCTAATCATAAAGATGTAAATCCAAATTTGGCACTTAAGTTAATGGATACATATCAACAAAGTGGTAAAAAAACAGCAAAAGTTGTTAAATTTGGAATTGAGGAATACCAAGCTTTTATGCGTGCCCTAGCCGATATAGACTCGAAGGAGAACGACGAGGAACTAGAGATAATCGGGGAATAGACAACGACAAAGAGGAAAAAGGCAAACAATATAAAAACTTAACAGATTGGTTTTATAATTTGTTACCTATGGCAATCACATACGGTATGTCTGTGAAAGAGTTTTGGGAAGATGACCCAGACCTATTCTGGGCATACCGTTTTTCTTATTTTGAAAAGATAAAAACTGAACAAGAAATATTTAATAATAATGCGTGGCTACAAGGAGCATACTTTCATGAAGCTATAACAGTTGCTTTATGTAATGCTTTCAGCAAACAAAAAGTTAAATATTCTGAAAAACCATACGGCTTTGAAGAAAGGGCAGAAGCTACTGAAGAGCAAAAGAAAAAACGAATAGAAATGAATGTTGCAGATGTAAAGGCAAGAATTGCTCAAGTAAATGCAATAAGAAAAAATAGCGCTACCAAAAAGGGAACAACCGAAGAGGTAGGTGAAAAAATAAATGGATAATTCACAAACATTAGAATTGCAAATTAAATCAAAAGCACAAGAAGCAAAAGCAAGTGTTGAAAGTTTAGTAAAAAGTTTAACTAATGTTGAGAATGTATTAACAAATATATATTTAGAGTTAGGTAGTATTGAAAAAAAAGCAGAATCGAGCATAAATAAAACGACAACAAATGCTACTAAAAATGTTAATCAATTAAAACAATCAACAGATAAAGCAACTAGTAGTGCTGATAAACTTGGAAATGCTTTTAAAAAAATTTTTACATTCGCAGGCGTTAAAAGATTAACAACAACTGCATTAGGTTGGATGAATGAAGCGGTCGATTATACAGAACAGTTAAACTTATTTAATGTTGTGTTTGATAATACTGAAAAAAATGGAAAACAGATGTTTTCTGAATTAGGTAAATCTGCTTTACAATTTCAATATAAAATGAATGAAGCATTCGGAACTAATAAAACACAAACATTATATATGCAAGGTATATTTGAATCAATGGGTGAAACTGTCGGTATAGAAGATAAGTATTCATCTATAATGTCTGAGACGATGACTAAATTAACTTATGATTTAGCATCTTTATATAACAAAACAGAAAAAACAACAGCAGAGGCAATTAGAGCAGGGGTGTATGCTGGACAAACAAAACCTTTAAGAAGCTATGGAATTGATGTTACTCAATCTAGCTTACAACCAATAGCTGAATCGTTAGGAATAACAGAATCTGTAAAAAATATGTCTCAAGCAGAAAAAGAAATATTAAGATATTTAGCAACAATGAAGCAAGCACAAATAGCAATGGGTGACTTTGCTAATACTGTTGAATCTCCTTCAAACCAATTGAAAATATTTAGACAGCAATTAGTAGAAGCAAAAGTTGCTTTATCTAGTCTCTTTATAGGAACGTTTTCTAAAATATTACCATATGCAAATGCAATACTAATGGTAATTAAAGAAGTCTCAAAAGCAATTGCAGATATGTTTGGTATCGAATTAAAAGATTACAATTCCGGTATAGCAAGCCAAGAGGGTATTTATGATGGAATTGCAGATAGTGCAGATGATGCTAGTAAAGCAGTAAAAGAATTAAAAAGGCAAACATTAGGATTTGATGAAATTCACAATATCAATGAAAATAACAATAGTGGTAGTGGTACATCTGTAAGTGGTGGAATAGACCAACGATTATTAGATGCCATAACAGGTTATGACAATGGTATGGATAAAGTACGAATGAAAGCTACAGAAATTAGAGATAGAATAATGGAATGGTTAGGGTTTACAAAAGAAATAGATCCATTGACTGGAGAGGTTAATTTTAAATTAAAAGATGGTGAAACAAGATTCAAAAAAATAATGGATTTTGCAAAAAAAATAAAAGATGTTGTAACATTTGCTTTAGATCATGCAGATATAATAATAAAAACAATTATAGGCTATAAATTGATAAAAAAACTTGGAGAAATATTTACTAATTTAAAAAATATTAAAAATGTGATAAAAACAATAGCTGGAACAAATTTTGGAAAATTGAGTATTGCCGTAGCAGGTGGTTTGGGATTAGCTGAATTAGTATCAAAAACTGATTGGTACAAACAATTTACTGATGGTAAAGATTTATTTGAATCATGGGATTATATATTCTCGACAGCAAGTCAAGTTGACGCTCAAAATAAAGCAAATCTTGAAAATTTAGGCTTAAGTTATATGAAACAAATTGCAATGTATGAAAAAGCTCTAAAAGATGGAAATACAGAACTTGCCAATATGATACATAATAGCATAAAAGATTATAAAAAAATTTTTAGTGATGATGAATTGAAAGCAGTTATTAAAGCTTATCAAGAAAACAAAGATTTAATAAATCAAATGGTGTTTGGCGAAAGCTTATTTAGCGATAAAGGAATAAATATTACAAGCTATACAGATGCTTTTAAAGAATGTGTAGGAACAATAACAGGCAATCTTGCAAGTATAGAAAGTTATACAGAATTAATAGAAAGAAATGATACAGCATATAAAAACGCAAATGAAAGCATGGGCATATTAATTGCTCAAATGAATACTGACCAATATTCTGTGACGGCTGATGATATATCAAAAATAAATTCTTCACTTGAAACAATGAGAACAGCGTCAGAAAACAGTGGGCAAGCAACAGTAGATGCAATTACAAAAATAGTTCTTAAATATAAAGAACAGGGAATAATGTCAGATGAATTAACACAACAGATTATAACAGACGCAAAAAAACAACAACTTGCTGAACAAGGATATACAGAGGACTATATTAATAAAATTGTTGATTTAGATGAAAAACTAAAACATGGAAAAATAACTCAAGAACAATATGTAAAAGAGTTAACTAATATGTACAACGAGTTTAACAACACGGCAGATTTAGTTTCAAAGAAAAAAGTGGTTTTTGAAAATTTGGCTGGTAATGTTGATCTTTCAGCACAAAGCTATGATGAATTAGAAAGTTCAATTAACCTTGCCTCAAGTACATACGAAGCAGGAATGCAAGAAATAGAAACCACATCAAAAAACAATTTAGATGTTATAAGCGAACATGCTGCAAAAATGAAAAGAGAATATGGCGAAGAATCGGAAGAGTATAAACGTGCTGCAGAAGCGATTAAAGCAGTAAATCAAAGCAAAGCATCTAGCATGAAAGAATTAAAAGATAGTTATGCAATATACCTAAATGATATTTTAACAAATTTAGTAAATTCTAAAGAATTTGGTTCAAAAGAAAGTTATGAACTTTATGATAAAATAAACGCTAATCTATCTAAACTAGGTTACGGAGTAGATTCAGATGTTAGGAAAAATTTAGAAGGAGTAAAAAACGAACTAAAATTAAATGGAGTTAAATTGGGTTCAGGTTTAAGTGCAGATACTACCAAAGCAACAAGTGTAGTTAATCAGTTAATAGAAAAAATACAAAAACCATTTAAAAAATTAGGTATTAATATTAATTTAAGCACACTATTCAAAAAGAATGGTGGAATATTTTCTGGTAATTCATGGAAAAATATACCTCAATATGCAAATGGTGGCGTCCCATCACATGGAACACTATTTTGGGCAGGAGAGGCTGGTGCAGAAGTAGTTGCACATGCTAATGGTAAGACAGAAGTATTAAACCAATCACAAATAGCTAGTTCTATATATAGCGCAGTATTCAGTGCAATGAGTCAGTTTAATGGTGGAGGAATAGCTGAAATTAATGTTCATGCTGACGAAGGAATAATAGTCGATACAGCAATAAACGGTATAAATCAAAAAACAAAGCAAACTGGTGTTTGCCCTGTTAATATACCGACATATTAAAATTTTTGTTAATTATTCTCTTTCTATACAAGTGTAACTTATGAGGTCGTTTTCAAATTCATTTAGTTCATCTTGGTAATTACACCCAACGTTAGCAAAGAAACCATTTTCCTTGCAATCATATGCAATTTGTTGAATTAATGAATGATCAGATTTTGCAATGTTAATTGATACATTATTACCTTGTTCCTCATAATTTTGTTTCATAAAATTGTAATGCTCATTTGCGGATTGCTCTGCTTCTTTTAGTTCAGATAAAGTGTTGTAGTATTTCTTAGATTCACGTTTTATTTTATAAATTTTGTTACTATCGTGGAATAGTGTCCATATTGTAACTTCTCCTTTAGATTGATTAATGCATTCTGTTCGTTTAAATTCTTCTTCCTTATTTCCACAACCACACAAACACATACAACAAGCAAGAATTAATAGTACCTTTTTCATATATACTCCTCTCTAAACTTCTGTACTAGCAAGTTAACATTATTATAACATGTGTAGCACTTTCTTTCAAAGGGAAATTGAAAGATGGTGAAATTATGATAAAAGAATTTACCGCAAATGGCTATAAATATGTACTAGCAGGTCCTGTACTAGTAGTATCGAAAGTTAAATTAAATGGTGTAGATATATCTAAATATTTATCAAACAATACAAAAATATCTTGGTATGACGTATCTAAAAATAGTGGTCGTGACGTTACTAATGCAGATGGTACTATGGTACTTAATGTAATAAATACTAAATGGAGAATTGATTTAGTAAGTAGACCACTTACAGATGATGAAGTTGTTGACTTTTATGCTGAAATAATTAAAAGACCTGCACCAATAAGTGTAGACTTTCTAAACCCATTTACAAAAAAATGGCAAAATATATCTTGTTATCGTGGAGATAGACTTGCGCAATCTATGCTTCCATATATAACACCAGATGGAATTATAGAATTATATAATCCTGCATCTCAAGCAGTAATAGAATTGTAGGTGGGATATGATAAGTACAAATTTTATAAATGAATGTAAAAACCGAGCAAATGCAAATCGTTTAGGTCAAATAGTAGTAGATGGTATAGATACACCAATATCACAATCAGATAATTTACAAAGTTTTGAAATAGATAGTGGGTGTTATGTAGATGGTAACATTATTGGTTCTGTATATTCAAAATGTTTAAAAGCAAAGTTTGTAGCAATACAAAGCAATTTAAATGATAAATCAATATATGCCAAAATTGGCGTAAAATACGCTGATTTAAGCAACGAATATATTAATACAGGAAAATATAAAGTAGAACGCCCAAATAATGAAATAACAGCAAATATGAGTCAAATAACAGCATATTCTGATTTATATACAAATCTTGATAGCAAGTATGTATGCAATATTAATTATTCTACAGGAGACAAGACTTTATCAGACTTATATGCAGATGTGTGTACTAATTTGGGGTTAACACCAAAATCGTTAGAATTTATTAATAGTACAATTCCTATTGTTGCAAATCCATTCACAAATGGAGAAAAGAATAGAACAGTATTGCAAACTATTGCAAAAATATCTTGTTCATTTGTTGATATAGATAATGATACAAATGAAATTGATTTATGTTGGTTAAGTCAAAATGAAGAACCTGATTATATTTTTTATAAAAGTGATTATAGCAGTGTTGAAGGTGGAGAGGTTATATGTGGACCCATTAATTGTTTGATTATTAAAAATAGTCAAATTGATGATGAAAATGTAACAATTAAAGACGAAGAAAGTATCAAATTAAATGGTGAACATTCAATAACTATTAGCGATGATTATATATTGCATAATGCCGAATTAAGACAACAGGCGATTGATTCTATTTGGAGCAGAGTTAAAGGCATGAAATATGTAGACTGCAAATTAACAACATATTATGGAAAACCATTTTTAAAACTTGGAAATAAAATAAGAATCTATATAAGTGATACAGAATATTTTGACACCTATGTGTTAAAACATAATTTTACTTATGATGGAACTTTTTCAAGCGTTATCCAAAGCCCTGCTTTAACAGAACAAGAAATCAAAAATAAACAAGATATTAGTTTAGCTGAAGCATTGGCCAATGTGCAGATTGATGTTAACAAACAAGAAAAACAAATAACAGCTTTAATTGAAACTAACAGTTTAACGCAAACAAAAACTGGAGTTAACTATGTTGAAACTGAAAATTCGTATGAAAACGGATTAACAAAATTGAAATTTTACGGAGATATTCATTATTTATTTCCATCCGAAGAACAATTGGGACAACAAAGTTCAAAATGTGGAATATCTAAAAGTGGTGTTTCAAAAGCTCAAAGTTTCATTGAAAATACTGAAGGATTATATCCATCAGAAGATTTATACCTTGTGGATAGTTATTTAATTATCGAGGGTGAAGGCGAAACAAAAAAGATTCAATTACCATATTTCGAATTAAATTATACTGAAAACATTTATGATGAGTTTATTTTAGAAAAGGATCATGCTTATATAATACGAAGACTAGATGAAAACAAACACCCATTAGCAAATGAATCCATTGAAGAAATAGAAAAATTTAATATTCAATTATATAAAGGTTATAACAAAATTTATATGGAAAGCTTTAATTTAAATTATGAAGTAACTTACAATATTCAAAATGCTTATACAGATGCTTTTGCAACAAAAACTGAATTAAGATTAGCTGAAGAAGAAATTAATATGGAAGTTTCCAAAAAAACAAATAGTGATGAAATAATATCTTCTATAAATCTTTCTCCAGAAAAAGTCAAAATACAATCTGGCAAATTAGATGTAAATGCTACTGATATTAATTTTAATGGCAAGAAATTTAATCTAACGGCCGAAGATATAAGCATGGTTGCAAAAAATTTTAGTCTAGATAAGGATGGAAAAATTAAAGCAGTGTCAGGCGAAATTGGGGGATTTGAATTGAATACAGACTCTTTTAAAAAAAACATAAGTGGGATATATGACTATAATACATTTGATGCGATAAATTGTTTAGGAGTGTATTTAAATACATTAAGTAAATCAAATACATTTGTTAAAACTTTGGACACAAATAATGATGGTACTGTAGATTTATTTGATGCAACTAAAATTACAAATATTATTAATGGTAAAACTGAAAACACAAAACAAGTATCTGGTACTTTTTTGATAAATAGTAACAATCCTAAACATTGTATAAGCGTTCTTGACGATGAAAAAAATGTTGTAGCTTCTTTGGGTGTAGGTGGAATTAATTCTAATGTTATTACATGTTTTGATTTTGCTTGTGGTAACGGTAAAAATACAGAAAATCGAGTTAATATAAATGGAAGCACAGGAAGTATATCCGCAAGTGGTACGATTAAATGTAATTCTTTAACTCAAACATCATTGAAAGAGAATAAAAAAAATTTTAAAAAATATTCTGGTGCTTTAGATGAAGTGAAAAATATTGATATATATAAATATAACTTAAAAGATGAAACAAATGATACAAAAAAACACTTAGGATTTGTAATTGGTGATGAATTTAATTATTCCAAAATTGTGACAAACAACAATGATACAGGAGTAGATAGTTATTCTTTTACAAGTCTATGTTTACAAGCAATAAAAGAGCAACAAGAATTAATTGAAAATTTACAAAAACAAATTAATGAATTAAAGGAGAGTGATAACAAATGCAAAAAATAACATTTGAAGATACGCAAGTTACAAAAAAGCCTTATGTAACAATAAATGAAGCAGAATATGAAGTTCAAGATGGAACATATACAAGCGGTACAGATTTGAATGCAACTACATTTAACAACATGCAAGATAACATAGAAAGTGCTATTAATGAAAATGTGAATAACATTGGAAATTTAACTGATTTAAACACTACAGAAAAAAGTAATTTAGTGGGGGCTATTAATCAGGTAAATACAAATTTGAATAAAATAAAAATAGTAATGTTAAATGATGCTAATATAACAACAAAAGCAGTGCATACATTAAAAGATAATGTAAATAATTATGATTTTATATTAGTATTTGCTACTGGAAATCAATATGGACATTATCAAATGTGTACAATATTAAAACAAGTATTAGCTGATTGGGCGTATCAAAAAATCCAATATGATGACACAACATATTTTGGTGCAAAACTTTATGGTACAACATTAGACACTACTAATAGTACAGGATTGGGCGAAAATAATGTCAGAATAACTGCACTATATGGTGTTAAATTATAAAAATGAAAGGAATGATATGAATGGCATATATAAAAACTGAATGGGAAAATTCACCAAGCACAAAAACACCAATAAATGCGAATAATTTAAATAAAATTGAAAATGGAATATATACGAATAGTGTTAATATTGGGGAATTAACTGATTTAAATACTGAAACAAAAGAAAATTTAGTAGAAGCTATCAATGAAACAAATACAAAAAATTGTTTAACTCTTAAAAGAACTGAAGATACACTTGATGTAACAGCATGGCAAAGTTATGATGTTAGTTTTCCAATAATAAGTTCGCAGAAAGGTAATAAATTGTCGGTTAATGAAAATGGACAAGTTGTAATAGGTGCAGGAATTAATTATATAAAAGCAAATTTAAATTTTGAATTTGTTTGTAGTACTACAACAACATCTTATATTCAATTTAAAATATTAAAAAATTCAGACGTTATGGCTGTAAATAGAATATATAATTTAACAGCTGATATTAGAGAAATTTCTAATATTACACCTGTTTTAATCCCTGTAACGCAAGGCGATATAATTAAAATGCAAATAACATCTGCAATAGATGGGACATTAACTCTTGGTGGTGGAAATTTCGCATATATAACAGTAGAAGCAATAAATTAAGGAAAATAGTATGGAAGAAAAATATATAGAAAAAATAGTAGAAGCAGAACAACGTTCAAAATCAAATACAAAAAGGTTAGACACTTTAGAAAGCAAATTAGATAATATATATGAATTAACTGTGTCAGTAAAAGAAATTGCTACCGAAATGAAAGCAATGAGGGAAGACGTAAATAAAATTGATAAAAGAGTTGTAGAAATAGAAAATAAACCAGCAAAAAAATTAGATTCTATTTGGGGATATGTAATTGGAGGTCTAATTGGTGCAATAATTACATTTTTAACAATAAAATTAGGATTAAAATGAGAGGTGAATTAAATGAATGAATTTATAACATGGGATGTTTTGATGACTTATGCGTCATTTGTAACAATTGTATATATGGTTGTTGAGTTTACAAAAGATTTAAAATTTATAAAGAAAATAAAAACGAAGTATTGGAGCTTTTTAATAGCATTTATATTATTAACTATAGTAAATGCAGTAACAGGAACTTTTAAATTAGTAGATTTAGTTTTATATGCATTAAGTTCAATGACAATTTCATTGGGGGCTAATGGATTAAGTAATTTTAATAAAGAAGGTGTGAAGTAATGGACAAGTTATTTGGAATAGATATAAGTGAATTTCAATCAAAAATGAATTTAGATAAAGCAAAATTAGAAGGGGTAAAATTTGCCATATTAAGAGCAGGTTATACTGGTTATGGTAAAGCTAAAGGGAAAGCAAAAGATAGTGCTTTTGAAAATCACTATTCAAAATGTAAACAAATTAATATTCCTGTAGGTGCTTATTGGTTTTCAAGAGCTACTTCAAAAGAAGAAGGAATAACAGAAGCAGAATATATGTATAACAATTGCTTAAAAGGAAAGCAATTTGAATATCCTATTTATATTGATGTAGAAGATAGCGTATATCAAGCAAAGGCAGGTAAACAAGCTGTAACTAATGGGATTATAGGTTTTTGTGAATACTTAGAAAACAAAGGCTATTATGTAGGAATTTATGCTAATACCAATTGGTTTAAAAACTATATGTATACAGATCAATTAAAAGATTATGATAAATGGGTAGCACAATGGAGCAAATCAAGACCAAGTTCTCCAGAAGGTGGATTATGGCAATTTGGTGGAGAAACTAATTATATAAGAACAAATAAAATTGCTGGGATGACTTGCGACCAAGATTACGCCTATAAAGATTATCCTAGTATTATGAAAAATTGTGGTTTAAATGGCTTTACAGCAACGAAAAAAGAAAATAGTACAAATATACCATCTGAACCTAAAAAAAGCGTAGAACAATTAGCACAAGAAGTTTTAGAAGGCAAATGGGGTAATGGTGCAGACAGAAAAACTGCTTTAACTAATGCAGGATATAATTATGAAGAAGTGCAAAGCAAAGTAAACGAACTTGTGCATACAAATAAAGAAACAATATATGTTGTTCAAAAAGGAGATACATTATCAGGCATAGCTAAAAAATATAATACTACATATCAAAAAATAGCTAAAGACAATAATATTTCCAATCCAAATTTAATATATTCTGGGCAAAAGTTGATTATAAAATAAAAAATTTCAAACAAAAAAAGGAAATTAAAAAAAATAATGGAACATTTATATTAGGAGGTGATATAAATGTTTTTATTTGAAGAAATTATTAGTGATGAAGAACTAATGTTTTATATTTTACTTAATGATTAAGCAAGATTATTTTTTGGTCTTGTTTTTGGTCTTGTTTTTGTCAAATACTATGGTGTTTTTAAATATTTTATTGTTGACAAAAAATAACAATAACATTGACATAAAACTTTATTTTATAAGGTATTATACTATAATCCCTTATTTTACAATAACTATCAAAATATAAGTAGTTCAAATCCGACTAGGCCCTCCAGATTGATAGGAAACTCGAACTTTTCGAGTTTAAGTAATAAATGCTAACTAGAAAGTTAGTTTTTTTGTTATTTAAGAAGGGATGGGTGATTATATGTTAACAATAGAAACTAAAGAATTACAAATAAGTAAAGACTTATTAAAGAAAGTTGAGATGGTATATAAATTTGCTTGTGCTAAACCTACTATTACAAATGGGAATATCAAAAGTATTAAAGGAACAAATATTGCTTATGTTAAACCACATATCATAAATATAAATAATATTGATTATTTAATGTTTAATGAATTTGATGATATTTTTATAAATGGTTATAAAGAAAAAATTGAGTTTAAAGATTTAGAAGAATATATCAAATCCGATAAACGATGATGATTTATCACTATAATTTAAAATATGTGATAAAATAATTAATTAAGAAACTTTATTCAAAGAATAGAAAGGATGTGAGTTATGAATAAAGAAAACATTAAAACAGAAATTATAGTAAAAGATCGTAAAATTGGCGTTTTAAGAATTGGTAATAAAGAATATATTTCACTTACTGATTTGGCAAGATATGCAGATAATGAAGAACCTAGACTTCCAATTAGAGATTGGATGAGAAGCAAAGAAGTTATATCTTATTTAGGATTATGGGAAAGTATACATAATGAAAATTTTAAAGGGGGCGAATTCGACACGTTTAAAAATGAAGCTGGAAGCAACACTTTTAAAATGTCGCCTCAAAAATGGATAAGAGAAACAAATGCTATTGGAATTATATCTAAATCTGGTAGATACGATGGTGGAACATTTGCAGATCCAGATATTGCATTTGAATTTGCAAGTTGGTTAAGCCCTGAATTTAAATTATATGTTATTCAAGAATTTCAAAGATTAAAGAAAAATGAAGCATACCAAAATAAAATTGATTGGCATGCTAATAGAGTTTTAGCAAAAGTTAGTTATGTAGTTCATACTGATGCTATCAAAAGTATAATTGTTCCAACTTTAACTGAAAAACAAAAGAAATTTGTATATGCAGAAGAAGCTGATGTTTTAAATGTAGCATTATTTGGTATAACTGCTAAGGAATGGAGAGAGAATAATCCTGATATAACTAATAAAGAGAATATCAGAGATTATACTGATTTACTTCATTTAGTTATATTAAATAATTTAGAAAATATTAATGCTGAATTAATTGAAATGAAAATATCACAAAATGAAAGACTTATAAGATTAAATAATATTGCAAGAAAACAAATGGAATTATTAAAGAATAATAAATCATTTAATAACCTTGAATATATTGAAAATAAAGTTAATAACAAACAAGGGTTGTCTTTATAATAACATTTTGAATATAACAAAAATGATGACTTATAATAAGTCATCGCTTTTGTTATAATCCATTTTGAGTAACTCCATAAACTGCTTGATCATGTGTAAAGCCTTCGTATTCTAATTGTTCTATCAATCCATCTTTAGAAAATGCGGAATGACTTAAGTATGATTGAGCCTTTTTTACAGCTTGTGCATTCCAATCCACTCCCACATTATTAACACCATAATTTGCCTGTTCAGAAGTAAAGCCTTCGTATTCTAGCTGTTCTATTAATCCTTTTCTAGAAAATGCGGAATGACTTAAGTATGATTGAGCTTTTTTTAATGCTTGCGCATTCCAATCTGCTCTTACATTATCAACTGCATATGTTGCATCCTCATTAGAATACTTTTCGTATTCTAATTGTTCTATTAGTTCTTTTCTAGAAAATGCAGAATGACTTAAATATGATTGAGCCTTTTTTAATGCATTTTGTTTACTTACACTAGGGGTATTATTTTTAGGTTGTGTTTGTTGTTGAGTATTTTGTTGTGTATTAGAATTTTTATTTGATTGAGTATTTGTTTGATTATTTGAATTTGTATTATTATTTGTACTATTTTGTTTAGAATTATTATTTGACTCATTTTTTGTAGTATTATTGTTTGAATTATTTTCAACTTTATTTTCAGTTTTATTATTGCTATATTTTTCTTTAGATTTAATTGTAAGGTTTCCACTTGATAAATTAGATATAATATAATTTCCAATTTCGGTATTATCTGTTGCCTCTGAGGTTGTTAAGATTTTTCTTATACTTGCTAATTCATCCATATTAAAATTAAACTTAGAATATCTAATTACTTCTTTAGCTAAATCAATTGAGTCATCATTATATTTATCATAAATTATATTAACAAACATAAACTCTTGTTCTTTATCAAAATAGAAAGTGAATACTGTATCGGCTTTTTCATTTATATAAGCAAGAGTATAATAAGTTTCATTTTCGTTAGAACTTGTTAATTTCATTTTTCCATCGAAATCTAATTCATTAAATAATGTGTTAAGATAATCGTTTATTTTTTCGTATGCTGTATTAACAATTAAATCTTTATGAGTATAAGTATCTTTATAATTTGATGATTCAGTCTTTTTATTACCGCAACCAGTAAAACATATTAAGCATATTATAATTAATAACATTGTATAAATTTTTTTCATATAATTCTCCATTTCGCATAAATAAAATAGGTAAAAACTAGTAGTTTAAATATGATTTAATTTTGTTGTATCCATTTACTACATCAGTATCAACATTACTAAAATTTGTTGAATAAGTTTGTAAACTACCACTAGGGTTAGTACAGAGATTTATGAGTGTTAAATAATTATCATAATACTCTTTTAAATCACTATAAGCATCTTTCCATTCGTCCGGTGGATTTTTCATTTTTTTCATAAGTTTATTAACTTCTTTTTGATTTTGTTCTACACCATCAGTTATTTTTATAAAATCTGGATCATTAAATAATGCACTTAATGAATCATTAAAATCTTCATTAAATTTTCCATTAGTTTTTGTATATTTATCAGTTTCAGCATCATCGTCTTTCCAAATTGAATTAGACCATACTTTTTTTATTTTTTCACCACATGATTCAGCATCTGCAGCTCCACTTAACATTTTATAAGATATAGTACTTAAATTATCTTTGTATTGTTCACTCAATTCTTGAGCTTTCTTTTTATCATTGTTATTCTTTATTGTTATAAATCCAAATATACCGCCAACAATTAATAAAAGCACAACAATTCCAATTATAATTTTTTTTCTTGAAATACCATTTCCAAATTTAACTCTAGTTACCTCAACTTTTTGTGGTTCTTGTTTTCTATTTACTGGGCAACCACATTTACTACATAATTCATCACTTTTTTTTACTTCATTTCCACATTCTTCACAAAATATTTTTGATTCCTCAATTAAAACATGACCACAATGAACACATTTAGTTGATTTATCAGAAATATCTTCGTTGCATTTTGGACATTTAATCATTGCCATATTACTCCACACTCCTTACCACTTTAAACAAGATTTATTGTCTATATATTAATTATATCCCAAAAAACAGGACTTGACAATACCACACAGGACTTTTACGTTCCCGGACATAAAAGTCCTTTTATTAGAGAATACTATTAAGGGTGATAGTATGACTACTTTTAAAAGAAATTTTGAATTTGATGATAATATTATGGTAAGGGTATCGGAGAATATTAGAAAGTATAGAAAAATTGCTGGTATTACTCAGGAACAATTGGCAGTTGATGTTGGAAAATCTTATGATTTCATTAGAAGAATTGAATATAAAAAAGGAGCCGTAGGATGCTCTGTTGATACATTATATAAAATATCAGTTGTATTATGTATTACTATGGATAAGCTTTTTGAATAATATTTAAAATTTTATGACAAAAGGAATATCCAAAGAATTAGTTATAGGGAATGCGTTATTTTCTAGTAATAAAAATTATTTAACTAAAGAACAAATCTGTCATTATTGGCACATTGTCGATAGTTTATTACCAGAAGGATATTATACTAAAGAAAATAGGAATTCATTTACAGATTTTTGTGAAAATTATTCATTTCTAATAAAGGTAGTTGGGGATACTATGATAATTAATTGTGAAAAATATTTATTAGAAAGATATTTTAGAATAGGAGCCCCCAAAAAAATTATAAAAATTTTAGTTGACGCCGGAGCTAAATTAAATGAAATTGAAGCCAACTAA